CCGCGCCTAACGAAGCGGTCAGGGCCACCCCCAGCACCAGGGGAGCAGTTTCGGTCGGGGAAGAAACCGCAGTGCTGGGAATGACCCTCACCGTTCCGAACAGGTCAGAACGGCTCCGCCTCGTTGGATGCCGCCGACGTGGCGCGACGCCGGGAGCGACGGGCGGGAGCTGCCGCTGGGGCCTCTTCGGCCTCCGTGGTGGTCGCACGTCGACGAGTCCGCGCCTTGGGAGCTGCGGCTTCGGCCTTCTCGGTCTCGGCCCCCTCGGGCTTCTGGGCTGCCTTACCGCGTCGGGTGCGTGCCGCAGGCTTCGCGGGAGCCTCTTCGGCTTCGTCCGGCTCGGTGTCCTCGTCCGCCTTGCGAGCGCGCTTCGGCTTGGCTGCCTTGGCTTCCTCGGCCGCTGCCTGCTCCTGCTCCTTGACGTCCAGGTAGTCCGCGTACGCGTCCGACTGGCGGTACTTGTTGCGCTTGCTGATGACCACCTGCACCTGACGCGCGGTCAGCTCGGCGTCCAGCTCGTCGGCGAACTCGGTGTTGTACCAGTCGGCCATCGACTCGTGAAGGCTGCCGACCTCACGCAGACCGCGCTCGCCGTTCTCCTCCGTCTCGACCGGCTCCGGCTCGGGGGCAGGCGCTGCCTTCTGTCGCGTGCGGGTTGCTCGTGCCATGATCTTTTCTCCTTGGTTGGGCTGACCGGTTCACCTTTGCGCAAAGCTTAGTTGAAGTGCAAGAACCTTATTCGTCGAAATTGACTTCTTCTCTTTCCATAATTTGACGACGCCATCCGCGCGTCGTGCGTCGCTGGTACCGCACTGAGACCACGCGAGGGGTGTTGGCCTCCAACTCGTCGTAAGCCGCTCTATTCGCTTGCTGGGCGGCCGTTTGGGGTGGCTGCGGGGACATGGGGGTCGGTGGGTTGACCATGCGCCAACCAGCTTTGATGATGGACTGAATGAATAGCCCGACGGCCACGCCGATCAACAGTTCCATTACTTCACGTTCTCCAATGCTTCGTTCATCATGAGCCGAAGGTCCTCAACACCTCGTCGTCCGTCCAGCACCGCGTGTTGAAGCCTTCGCCGATACTCGACGCTATGCGCGGCCAAGTAATCGATGGTGCCCTCGGTGCGGTAGTAATAGATCACTACTTTGTGATTACGACTGGCGCGGTGGATGCGGTCCTCGAGTTGTTCGTTGACGCCGGGATCCGGGTCCTCATCCATGATGTGCATCTCGTCAGCAGAGTCCAGGTTTATGGAAACACCACCCGCTTTGACGTTGACCAGCATCACACGTCCCCGATTGCGTGTAGTCGCCTGCCAAGCCTTTAGCATCGCATTGCGCTGGGCGTCGGAAGAACTTCCGTCTAGCCGAGCGTACTGCACCTTCTCTTCGGTAAGCATATCCCCGATGGCGTCCAGGAACTCGTTGTACCTACTGGCAATGACGAGCTTGTCTCCCGGTGCACTATCCAGAATTCCTCGAGCGTCCAGGTTATCCCACAACGCATCTAGCTTGCCGCTTTCCTGTGTGAAGCGAACCTTGCCGCCTGCCATGGTGATCGCCCCGTTGGCCAGTTGCTGACTGCGAGTGCGCAGTGCCAATAGTCCGTTCACAATGACCGGACCATTAGGCGTGCTGAGCTCGGCGTAATCGGCAAGTTCAGTGAACTGTCGCTGTTGTCGAGAACTCATCTCACAAACAACCTCGACGTACGTCTTGGGCGGTAGATCCTTGAGCATCTCCTGCTTGGTGCGACGGAGTACGCGCGGACCCAGCGAAGTCAAGAACCTCTCCCAAGCAGCTGCCTCTTCCTCGGCAGTAGCGTCCGGACGAAGTCCTTTAGGTCCGCGAATTTCTATAACCGTCTTTCCGAATCGGTTGACGACCTTCTCTTCAGTTTCGAATACGTCCTTGGCCCATTTCCAGAAGCTGGTGTACTCGTCCGACCAAAGCCAATGCAACGTCCCGAACATTCCTTGGATCTTGCCACCCTTGCCGAAGGGCGTGCCGCTGAGGGCATATCGGCGTGGGTCTTCGTGGTGGTATGGCAACAGTTTCAGCGCGCGGCCCATAAGGTTCGCCTTGGTGACAGTCAAACTGCCGAGCAGTTTGTGCGACTCATCCAACACGACCCAGCGCCATCCGCCGAACTGGTATCGGTCGAATAAGATCGGATACTCGAAGTCCACCGGAACTTTGTCTTCCGCGAGTTCCTTGGCGCGCAAGGCAATCAGCTCTTCACTGTCGTCCTCATCCGCCTGGGCGCGGGCAATGGTTTCGGGGTCGCTGACGTGCAGTCGGCAAACTCCGTCCAAGCTCGTGAGCCGTTGCTTACACATGCCGCTGATTTTGTTTCCGATGAACATGTCTCGGCGCAAGCCGTCTTCGCCTATCTCTTCCCTGAAGGTGTAGCAAGGGTTTCCGAGCTTGACGCGTAGCATCTCGGCCACCACAACCACTATCCGCAGCCGACGGGGCTCGCGCGCTACGTCGTTGGCGAACCGAGCGAGCATGCGCTCACGCTTGGCGCGCTTGCCAGTGCACAGGTACGTAGGCACGTTGCGCACGTGCCTGCGGGCCTCGTAGCCCCACACACTCTTGACGCTGGCTTTTGGGCACACCACAAGTACGGGGCCATCGACGCCAGCTTCGAGCAAGGCTGCCAGTAACTGCGGTGTCTTGCCGAGACCGGGCTTGTCAGCAATCAGACCAGCGCCTCGGTAGCCCTCGGCAATCCATACCGCGCCTGCCCGCTGGTAGCCCCGTAGCCAGTTTACGAACTTGGCTGGCACCCATTCGGCCAGGGTGGCGTCCGTAGCCTCGCTGAGGCCTTTGTGGTCGACGGCTTGCGCCTGCTCATGCCGGTACCACGCGGCAAGGTCATCGCCCACTCGTAGCGCGCTGCCGAAGGCTTGTCGCAGTGCCACGCAGGTGTCGACGCTAAGCGGGTAATGCCAATGCTTGACCGGGCGCTCACGGAAGCGGCCACCATTCACCTTTTTGCTCGCAGCCAGCATGAATTCGAAATCATCCACACCAGGCGTCTGCGTAGTGCGCACCATGATGCGCCCCTGATGGATGGTGGCGTCCGCGTAACCCATCAAACTTCTCCGTGGTCTTCGCCCGGGTCCAGGTGCATCATGGCCACAACATGGTCGTCCATGTCCGGGATGCTGGTAGCTACGTAGTCCCCACAGCGGCACGAGAACTTGCCCCGGTGCTGACACGCGCATACGCGCTCCCCGGTGCATTCCCTATGACGATTGGGGTCGCTTTCGTCGGCTGCCTTGCGACAGGGCTTGCAGATCATCCGCGTTCTCTCCAGTCGTACGTGTCGCCGTTGTCATCCAGGGAGCAATGCCGTTTGTCTTCCAGAGTTCTTCCGATGATGGCGTGGCCTATTTGCAGCATGCACGGATCCCCGCTGCGGCTTACGGCAGGGCAGGTCGTCAGTTCCGGATGGACCAGGTCCAGCATTTTGTTCGTGCTCATTTTCCTGTCACTCATCACACACCCACTCTCGTGATTCTGTCCACGTACACAGCACGGAGGGGACCGGACTTTGTGATTGCCCTACGCGGGTCGATTTTCAGCATAGCGGGGTCTAGCTGCTCGAAGAATTCGATGTATGGTCCCATTGGGCCTTGCTTGTACCTGACGAGCCTGGGGTCGTCGTGCACGTAGGCTTCCTGGGCGCTGGTGATGAGCCCGTGCTGCCCTTCGAGCCTGGCAACCCAGTGGATCATCTGCCCCGTGACCTTGCCGACCACTTCATCGCCAGTGGCTTCCGCGGAGAAGTACGGCCTACCAAGGTTTTCCATGGCACGAGCCTCCCGAGTGATCTTCGACTCGCGTTGCCCGCGCTCGCCCAGGTAGGTCTTGCCCCAGGCAGCACGCCAGAGCCTACGGGCGAAGGCGCTGCCCTTGCGCCCTTGCTTGTTGCTGGCCCCACTGCCGGGCAGGTGCAGCTCGTAAGCCACGCGCCACCAACTGTCGCCGCGCTCGCGCAGCTTGCGCACTTCGACGGCCAGGTCGTACACGTAGTCATCGGTACAAGCAAACAACCGCTCCTCGGCCCAGCGGTCGCCCTCGCCAACATTGTCGACACCGCGCTCAACGATGATCTTGTCAACGGCCTCCTCCACTTGGCGCAGCAACCTTTCGCGCGCTGCCGCTTGGCTGGCGCGAGCTGCGGCCGAGGTCGGGGGAGGGGAGGTCAGCGGGTCATCGTCCTCTTCATCGTCCATGTCGTCTTCGTCAACCGGCTCGGCCTGCGGCTCCGGTTCGGGATCATCCACGTAACCCGTGCAGGCGCACAGTTCCACGTCCTCCATGGTCCACTCAAGCGGTGCTCCGAGGGCCTCGAGCAACTCTTCGTCGCTGTTTTCAAGATCAACCTTAACGAGCTCTTTCGTTGCGCCTGCGGCCAACGAACGGATGGTCTCTTTACACCCTGGTTTGTGGATGACCCAATACTCATCGTCGCTCTGGGTCATCATTACCAGGGTGTAGCGCTTCGCTGCCATTGTGCTGCCTCTCTGCCTGGCCTACTACACGAATCTTACTACGCGGTGCGCGTCTCCCAGCGCTCCATTGCTTCCTTTTTGACCGCAGGCACATCGGCCGCGTAGGGGTTCGTCAGGATGGCGATGGCAAAGGCCAGCCCTTGCGCCTGCCCGCGCAGCTCACCCCATTCCTTCAGCACGCCATACCACTGCTTCGCGCGTGGCCTGCCCGATTCCTGGATTTCTTCCGAGAAGGTGTCGATGTCCGGTGCGCCCTGCTCCATCAGCTGGTCCATGCAGTCGTCCAGGTCCTGCCAAAGGATGTCAAGAACGCTCATGCCTGCGTATGGGTGTTTGGCTTCGGCTTCGGCTGCCATTGTGATCCTCTCCAATTCTCGCCACGTGCGGGCGTCTTGGGTGAGCGGCTGGTGGTACCGCTGCCAGGTAAAAGCGACGACGGTCACCGCTTCTGGCCCTTGGCCACGGGTGGCTTGCCGCGTAGGTCGGGGCGTGGCGCGTGCGGTGCGTTGTGCCACTGGACGATACGTCGGTGTTGTTCGGCAGTTCCCTCGACGACCATGGTGTGCGCGCAGTTGAACTGGATGGGGCTGACGACCGCCACTACGCCAAAGCGCTCCTCGATCATGTCGCGTACCTGCTCGGGCGTCTCGTTGTCTTGCAGTAGCACGTCATACTTTCGTTGCATGATTTTCCCTCTCAGATCGATTGTGCGTCGATGTAGCTGGTTGGTTCGGGTTAGGGTACCCCGCGAGCCTTGCGTCGGCCCAGCGGGGCAGCCAGGGGCTAGCACGGTAGCTTCGTACCGACCCCGGGCGGCTTGGTGGCTACCCGGGGTCCGGCGAAGGCTAGTGCTTGGCCCAGCACTCCGGGCCGATGCCGCGTGCGCGGCTCTCATCGTTGGTAAGCGGACGGCCGCAGTCACTGCATTCGCCCAGCTCGTCCGCGTACCGCTTGGCCGCAGCCTGCGGGTCGACCAGCACTGCGCTCAGGTAGGTCGTCAGCGTCGCGGGTGCCTTGACTGGGTAGCCCGTGTCGCTACCCATGCTGTCCACGAACACACGACCAGCCCAGCGACCGCTCGTTACCTTCTTGATGCGCAGGAACTTGGTGACGCCATCGACCACAATGGCGAACCGACCCTCGACGCGCGGACTGCCACCCTGGCGCGTCTCGCGGTGCAAGTGCTCAGCCACGCGCTCACGCAGTCCGTCAACCTGCTTCCACGGGTCCTCGGGTGGGGCAGGAACGCGCACACCTGGCAGTCCGGGCACGTCGACCATACCGTCATCGCGTGCTGCCTCGTGGCGCGCTGCGATGACCTTGCAATCCGCGCGGTGCCACTTCTCGCCCGCCCAGCCCTTGGCGCAGCCACGGCAGTAGTTCGGGTCACCGTGCAGCGTCTCGCTGATCCGCTCGCGGGTGGTCAGGTCGCCCTGGGCAATGCGGTATTCGGCTGCCGCGTTCAGGTCGGTGAAGACCAGCTCAACCTCGGTCAGGTCGGGGGTGCGGCTGGTCTCGCCGGTACGGGTGTCCGCACGCACCTGCGTGACGCCAATCCAGGTACCGGCCGTAGGCACGTGCTCTACCGTCCAGTAGCCGTCTTCGTCGGCCAGCGTCACCACGTTGCCGACTGCCAACAAGGGCAGCTCCGGGGTGAGCGTGGTCACGGTACCTTGCCCGCAGGTACGCACGTGCGCCACGGTCTGACCGGTCTTGTGGCAGTGTCCGCAGGTAGCCATGATCAGAACTCCAGGACGCTGTCGGCGGAAACGGTGTACTCGCCACCACGGTAGATCACGCAGTACGCGGTCGTGGGGGACAGGTCGTTGGACGTGCGGCTGAACCCTTCGCGGACGACGCCCTCGCGGATGTTGCCGTTGTACTCGAACATGACCTTGGTGCCCTTGGCGATGGACGGGTGCGTGGTGCTCATTGCTGCCTCCTGGTTGCTGCCTGCCTACACGTAGGGTATCGCACCCGATAGAGAGATCGCTACGGATTGGAGAGAATTTTCTCGTCTCGCCTGCTAGTTGCCGATCATCTCCGTGCCGACCAGCACCATCCCGTCCCAGTTCCACTTGCCGACCGGCTCGTCACGCCTGCACTCAGCCAGCGCGGCCCAGTAGTCGGCCAGCTCAGCGTCCGGGGTGTTGCCGTTCAGGTGCTGCCGCACGTAGGCAAGCTCGCCCTTGCTGGCGTCCACGCTGTACGCAGGGATGCCGCGCTTCGTGCGCTCACGGTAGTAGCAAGGCGTCTCGTAGTGCTGCACCTGCGTAGGGGCTGCGGTCTCAGCGCGGTGGGCGGGAGTCGTCTCTTCCTGGACGTGCAGGTACAGCGGCAAGGCAACGGTCAGCATGACCACGGCCAGCACATCACGCGCTGGCTGCCAGGGCTTACGTCGGAACATGATCTTTCTCCTGTCTAGGTTTGACGATCAGACTGTGGTGGCGATACGTTCGTTGGTCAGGATGTTGATGGCCGACTGCTTGGTGCGCAGCCCGGTCAGGTAGGCGTAGTTTCCCTTCTCAGTGGCCGCCAGGTACCAGCCTCGTTCGCCCTTAGCGACATAGCCCACCTCGTGCCCGTCGACGCTGACGTAAGTGCGACCCTGGCTGGTGATAGTGGTGATCATGGCTGGCTCCTTGATGCGTTGCTGCCTTACATGGAAGAGTCTAGCACGTCCTCTCGAGAACGCGCCAGACTTTTCTTCCACGAGTCTTGTTTCAGCTGGTCAGGGCCTCGAACTTGACGTCGGACAGCGCGTGCAGGGTGCGCCGCGTCGGGTGCCCGTCGTGCTGGACGACCAGCAACACCCGGTTCAGGCCACTGGCGTCCGGGGTGCGCACGCTGGCGTCGATCACCTTGCCGCGCACCGTGCGGCCCATGCTGCGCACGATGGCCATCTGGTGCGACCACGCGGCCGTCGCCAGCTTTTGCGCTGCCGCGTTCGCGGCCAGTCCCGCCGTGTTCAGCGCGTCCGCCACACCGTGCACGCTCTCGGCCAGCACGCGCAGCGTGTCACCAATGGCCTGCGGGGTGGTGGCCTCGTGCATGGCCCCCTGGAACACCTGCGCGTCTTCCGGGTCCACGTCGGCCCCCTGCTCGGCCCAGTGGCCGGTCATGTCCTCGGCCTCGTCCACGCGTGCGTCCTGCCGCGCCATGTCGGCCTCGCGGGCGTCACCCTCGACCCCGTCCAGGTCGTGCGCCTCGCTGGTCAGGTACCACGCGCCCCGGTCGTCCCAGATCAGCTCGCGGCTGACCAGCGCCTTGACCGTGGTGGCGCGCACGCCCTCCGTCAGGCCGGTCTTGGCGATGATGTTCAGCGCCGAGATCATGGTGGGGGTGATGTTGCTGGCCATTTGGTCCTCCTGGTTGTTGCTGCCGTACGTGAAGGGTATCGCACCCGTAACGAGAAGCGTTACAGGTTTCTCCAAGATCTTCTACTGGCTCGGTGCGATGGCGCGCAACCAGCACTCCAAGTCCCGCTTGCCACGTGCCTTCTTGCGGTCACCCGTGGCCCAGTAGATCTCGAACCGGTAGGTAGCGCTGCCCCACGCGCGGGTCCAGCAGATACGGGTGTCGTACCAGCGGTTTCCCGGGTGCGTGAAGGTCATCTGCGCGCAGTGCTGGTCGGACTTGTCCGTGGGCACCAGGCCAACCTTCTCGGCTAGGGCTGCCATGTGCCGCAGCTCGCGGCAGGTGCGCCGCGCCTGCGGGGTCTGTGCGTGGGTGCACTTGCTGTGCGCGCTCACTGGTCACGCCACCCGGTACACGTGCGCCGTACGCGCAGCCGCGTCCACCGCCACCACGCGGAAACGGTACGGCAACTCGGGGTAGATGTAGCCGACTACCACGTCCCCGATCTTGGGTTCCGACGCCCGCACTGCCACCTTCAACGTACCGTTGATGATCGAGAACACCGCTGCCTCCTGGATTGCTGCCTGGCCGTACCCCGCTCAGCTTCTCATGGATGGACGAGAGATCGCAAGGACTTTGTTCGACAAGGCTGGTTGCCCGCCTCGGCTGACATGCCCCTGTTCGGCCCTCAGATGGCCGTAGGCTCGAGAAGTGGCTTGGTGGGTACTGGTACCCGACCGTTCGATTATGTCGATTTCCCCAGGTAGACAGCCGACTATGTCGATATCAAGATCTTCGACATATGTGTGCAAGTGCAAACTACCTCGACCTGGCAAAGCCCCGCCGTAGCGGGGCTGGCCTGCCTAAGCGCGCTTGGCCAACACGTTCAGCCAGGCGGTCAACATGTTGATGCCCTGGTACCGACGCGGCGCACCTTCCGGGGTGATGATGAAGAACCGGTACCCACCTTGATCGTAAGTGCGGGTCCACACAAGCCGTAGGCCCAGCTGGTCCCTCGGGTTCCATATGATCACTTGCGCGAAGTTGCCCTCACTGATTTCCTGTGCCTGCAAGCCCTTACTGCGGGCAAGGGCTGCGTACCTGCGGGTCTCCCGACAAGTGCGTCGCGCTTGTGGGGTATGTGCGTGTGTGCATTCGGTGTGAGATCTCATGCTGGCCTCCTGGCTTGCGGGCAGTGGTTCCGCCCTCGACCGAAACTACGGTCTGTAACCACTGGCGCTTAGCCGTACCCTCGAAAGTGTACTCGGGTAACCTAAAGGGGTTAGAGACCCAGCAACGTCAAACAGCCCCGCCGGAGCGGGGCTGCCTGGTGCCTAGAGCTGGACGATGACCTTGCAGGTATCCTCGGTGAGCTCCGCCTGCTTGCCTCGGGTGATCATTTCATCGTAGAACCCCGCTGCCCTGGTGCTGATCGGGAACTCGACCCGAACCTGACCCCAGTCTGACCGCGCGGTAACCGTACCGCCGTGCTGGGCGACGATGCTGTCGAACTTGGCTTGCTGCATTGCCTGGCCTCCACTGTGTAGTTTGCTATGACCATAATGCGTGGAAAACCGTTGGGGCACAAGGACTTTCCCTGGACGGTCTTCGGCCCGTCCCACCTACCAGGCGAGACGGGCCAGAAAATCTTGGACGGTTAGTGGCTGCGGGGCTTGCGTGCGACCGCAGGCGCAGCGTTGCCCGCGAACTTGCAGCTGGGCATACCGCCTGGGCGGTGCGAGCCCAGGCCATTGCAGAAGCAGACCGCCAGGGTGGCACCCTTGGCTACGGCCGCCACGCTTGCCGCAAGGTCGGCCTCCAAGTCGTCCGCTGTGGTGCCAACGGGCTCGCACTGCGCGCCAGGTGCCTCGCCCACCTGCACGTCCCGGGCAGCCTTCTCAGCCTTGATCTCGGCAATGGTGGCGGCCACCTCGTCCTCCGTGGGCTGCGGGGTGCTGGTGAAGCGCGCCCGGTTGCGCGCAAGCAGGATGGTGTCCTTGCACTGCGGGCAGTCAGTGTTCGGCTCGTCCGCGTGGTGCCCGTCGGCGTGCTCGTTTTCCAGGCCAGCCTGGTCGTAACACGTGACGCACATGTCCTCGTAGCCCCGTGACCCGTACACCTTGGCCGCGCTGTTGCGGGCAGTCACGCCCTTGCCACACACGGTGCACTTGCGGCCAGCGCGGGTGCTGGTCACGGGCTGCGGGTCAACCACCGGGGCAGGTGTCTCGTCCTCGTCACCGGCCAGCTCAACGACTTCCGCCTCGGTCTCGGTCCAGGCGGTGTCCCACACCGGGTTGCCCGCGCTGTCGAAGCTGAGCCCGTCCCAGTCACCGGACTCGATCTCTTCGGTCAGCTCCAGCCCTTCCAGGTACCGACGGATGGTGGCCGTGCTCACCCACAGCTCCCGCGCCACCGCCTGCACGCTGGCCCCGTCCATGTCCACCCGATCGCTGACGTACTCGGCGGCCTCGCGCAGCGTGCCGTCCAGCGGGTACAGCTCCAGGTGGCGCATGGTGCCGTTGGCGCGGACGCGGTAGGCGGTGAGCAGACCCTGCTCCAGCATGACGCGCGGGGTGCGGTACGGGCTGTCGGCCGTGAACTTGGCGTTGGGGGCCAGTGCGTACTCGGTCATTGTGCTGCCTTCCGGTGTGGGGCTGGCCTGCCTGCCTGCCCTGCCCCATCAGCTTCTCACGCCTGGACGAGATCACGCAAGGAATTTCTCGTTTCTCCAGGTCAGGGGCCGACTGCCGTAGCAGCCAGCCCCCGCCCGCCTACGTCACGCCTGCTTGCAGCCTGGCCAGAAGGTACCCACCTGGCACTTCGGGTAAAGATCGCTGGGGTGGCGCTCCGTGTCAGTGCGCACAGTACCCTGCTCGTCCGTGCACTTCATGGTGATCGTTGTGGTGTCGCGCGCGGTGATGTTGCACGACTCGTTCTTTGCCTTGCCACCGCATTCGCTTGCCCCGGTTAAGACCAGGGCTGCGATGAAGGCGAGGGCGGGGACCGTGGATTTCATTTCTACTTGTCCTCCGGGCAGATGTATTCTGTTTTGTCCAGGTCGTACGTGCAGTCACTTACGTCCTTCGGTTGGCACGCAGGCACCCTCGCCATGATCACTCCGATGACGACGCAGGCTGCGGCCAGCCAGAAGAACACGCGGAACCCCATGAATTGCCTTTCGATTGGAAACTACTACACATCAGCCGTTCAGCTGACGGGTCTGTGTGGCCTGAACTTTCTTCCCGCCCAGGTCCGCGCGCTCGGCCGCAGCCTGTCCGGCTCGCCGACCAGCTTCGCTGTTGTCATCCCTGCGGTAACCGGCTTTGCCGACCTTGCCGACCTGTGCGGCCACATGGTCGTTAACCAGCGCGGTACGATCCCGCAGCACCAACGCAGTACCAGGCGTACCGGTCTCGGCCGCAGCCTCGTTGCGCTGACCTGCCTCCTTCAGTCGCGTGTACACGCGCCGGACCCAACCGTAGGCGTAGCTCACGCGCCAAGCCTGGATGCCCTCGACGTAAGAGCAGTACTTGTCTTCGTCCGCAGCCATCATCGTCTGCATCTGGAGTATCAGGCTGGTGTAGAGCTGGTTGATGAACCGCAAGTCGCCCTCGTGCGCGAACACCCGCACGTAGGCTCGTCGGTTCAGCTTGCTGCCCTTGCCATCCTTGCGCGGCTGCCACTCACCCATCAGGATAGCGCGACCTCGATACAAGTCAGCAAGCCCAGCGATCAGTTCGCGCTTGGCCTTGATCAACGGGGTGTTCGACTCCCGGCAGAAGTCCGCGGAGACGATTTCTTCCGCGCTTTCGTTGCCCGCCTTGGCAAGCATGGCGTCTTCGATAGCGTACTTGAGCTGAAGAGCTGCGGCTTTGGCAAGGGCCTCGTCACGGGCTGCTTCGTCACCACGCTTAGCCGCTTGCTCGGCACCATCTAGTAGACCCTGGATGATACTGGCCATGCGCTCCAGCTTGGACCTCTCTGTCTTGGCCTTGGCCGCGCCAGACTCGTACTGGTCGTTGATGAACTGCGCGTGGTCGTCGTTGCTCATGGGTTGCTGCCCTTCGTGTTGCTGCCTGGTCTTCGACCGCAGTCTACCGCATGGGACCCCTGTCGAACCTTCCACGTTCTTGAAATGGAGGACTTACCAGTACATGCGAAGACCCCGGCACTGGGCGAGGCAGCAACAGAATCGCTCCAGTACCGGGGTCAACCGGCGACGCCTCCCGAGGGGCGCTGCGGCAGGTGGGCCAGGCAGGGCACCAGATGCCAGTAACCAGTATGCCTACTGACCGGCCGTCATGCCACTAGTCGGTCACAGTGGAGGCGCTTCTCCTCGGGTAACTTGCCCCACGGACACCTGTCGGGCGAATGGGTAACCCTTCTCCCCTTTGCCCACAACGAATCCGATGGCAGCCAGTCCGGCCAGAACCACCTCGATGGTCTCGGCCTGGGTCAGGCCGCCGGGAATCAAGACGTACAGAACGGGTAAACCGGCCGTCATGAAGGAGACGAAACCCTTGGCGTAATGGGAAACTCCTCCTTCCAGGTTGGGCACCAACCACACACCGAACGCCCCGACCGCCGTACCCGCGACGACGATCCATTCCTGGACGTCGATGGATCCATCAGTGAGCGCTGCGTACACAGCTGTCAGAATGGCGACAGCCAACTGACCCCATGCCTTGATATTCTTCATGAAGAAACCTTTCTGCTACGACGGATCGCCCGGAATGGGTCCGCCGCCCGCATTCTCCCACGGCCAGAGCCCACCCACGAGGGGGATCTTGTCCACCCACGCTTGCGGGTGCTGCGTGACCTTCGCTCCGGTGGCCTCGGCCGCCTTCCACTCTTCCGCGTGAATGTGCCTGCGCTTCATGCCGTCGACAGTGGCCTCCACGAGGAACACTGCGTCGCCCCACGAAGTCGTTTGATGCGGAGCTGGCATCTTGGCCGTGTTGTCGCCCTTGATGTAGTACGTCTTCACTTCGTCTTCCTCCTGGATTGCTGGGGCTGTTGGTGAGGGCGTCGTGATCTGCATGAAGGAGAAGGCAGTGTCCATGAGGAATCCGCCCGGGTCCCAATGCTCATCACCGTAGGTCATGGCCCTGCCGGAATCGTCAACACCGGGTGCGTGTTGGTGACCCATCCATCCGCTGTAACTGCGCAGGGCTGCGGGTCGGAGGCGGATCGGGGAGGTTTTCTTCGCCAGCACAATTCCTTCGTCAGCGCGATAGAATCGCAAGTGCTGGCGCGGAACACCAACCAACTGCTCCAGTGGCTTGACCACGTCCTCGGCGAAGTTCGCGTAAGCCGTCATCGGCCAGTTGTGCGTCTGACTGGCGAAGCCCACGACCTCTATCTGAATGATGAACTCGTCATCCGTCTCACCATTCCGGAACGCGTAGCTGTATCGGTTGAGCGCCACGTACTGATGCCGGATGCGGCGGATGGGGTCGTAGCCCAGGTGCGGCGGATATGCCTTGTAAGCAGCTTCTGCGCCAGCGAGGCTCGTGCCCTCGGTTGTGTGCACGCAAGCCTTCGGATGACCCTGCTCGTCGTAGGAACCGCCGTCCGGGCCAAGATCGACGATGTCCCAATTCGGAATCCAAATGTCTTTCATCTCAATCCCTAACGCAGATGAGCCAGTATTGGTCGTCCCCGCCTGGGTCTCCAGGCTCGTCTACTCCATTCGGTCCGTAGTACTGGAAGACCTTCTGGCTGTAACCGGTCGGGCAAGCCGGTGAATTCTGTTGCTCCGGTTCCTGAACTTCTGGTTCTTGAATCTCTCCTTCCTGAACCTCGCTTTCCTGCTCCTCAGGGTCGTCCGGGTCCGGGTCGTCTATTTCGCTCTCCTGGATCTCCCCTTCCTGAAGTTCTGTTTCCTGAACCTCTGGGTCTTGAGACTCTGATTCCTGGGTCTCCCTATCTTGCTTTTCCGGGTCCTGGAGTTCCGGGTCGTTTGGGTCAGGATTGTCCACAACGCTCTGCAGAACTTCTGGAAGCTCGTTGCGCTTGGCAGCCTCGCAGTTCTGCCGAACGTCATTCGGAAGACGAGTGTTGCCCGCAGCTTCGCAGGCAGCCTTCATGGTCTGCTGAGCCTCTTGGACGTACACGTTGATGGCTCGCTGATCCCTGGCCAGAAATGCCCAGAGAACAAGTGCCATCAACACAGTCGCGGTAGACGTGAATATCAGTAGAGAATTTCTCCATACCTCACCCCGCTTCCTTTTGTGCAGCCTTTCAATTGCCTGGCCTGTTTCTTCACTCATTGCCATCTCCGAGCCTAGGCAGGTCGATTCCTTTCTGGAGAACGAACCACCGTGTCCGAGCGAGCTCTTCCCGGGCTTTGTTGCGCTGCCTACGGTACTCCTCGGCCTCCTTCTCGGCCTCTTCAGCGCGCATCTCAGCGTTTCTAGTTCTTTCCTGCTGAGCTCTGTTATCGGCATCTAGCCGCTTTATCAATGTCTCTTCGGTTTCTATCTTTCCGCTTCGGACCGTTTTTATGACATTGATTATTCCTGCAATAGCGCCACCCGCACCAGCTCCGAAGAGCAGGGTGACCAGAACATTGATGTCAAGACCGCCCACTGTTCACCCCTTGGTTGTCTATGGCTAGCCTTCTCAGCTCTGTCCATCTACCGAAGAAAGCTGTTCCGACCCCGCAGAAAATGCCCCCGATGGCAATTGCCGCCGAACTAGTACCGGCCACAAACAGAAGGATCCCGAAGATGTAACTCGACACGGACAACAGCGGGAGGCCGACAAGTTCGCCCGGCCATGTTCCCCGTACCTTTCCGAATAGACAAAGCCCACCGCCAAGTGTGAGAAATGAAGCCCAGGCGTACACGAGAATCTCTAGCAAGGTTCTTTGCAGTACCTGAGAGGGAGTGAAGAAAGCCACTATCCCAGCTAGGAAAAAGAACAAATACGCTACAGACCAAGATATTCGTGCCGCTCTGCTACTTCGAGATATCATCGTCCCCCCTCTACCCCTTCACTGAGAACCTACGACATTTGTGAGTCGTCGTGCTCTGCGCGTTCAACTTCACTCCGGCGAATTTACCGCCTGAGAAAGTGCTGTAATCAGCTGCACTCATCATGGCGCTGGGGAAAACTTGCCCGGCTCCCGAACTAGCCACAATCCACTGATCGTTCAGGTAGACCCAGATATACCGCTCTCGGCATATGATTCGGTACTTGACGTACTGGTTGAAAGGCAACGTGCGGATCCCGACGTTGTAATCGAAGGGAGCTCCGGGGCTATCTCCGTTACGCTCCAGTACGGTCGCGACGCCACTGACCACTTTGTACAAGCGATAGTTGACGCCTTGCCCCTCAATAGTGAAAATGAGATAAGTGCTAGCACTGACCATTCGGAAAATGATTCCGGCTCCCGACTGAATGGTGCCCGTGCCCCCACAATTGATCTCTGCTTCCACTTCCATGTCATTCGTGTTCGTGTGCATGGCGATGAGATCTACGACGTTGTCTGCGCTTGCAGACTGCACTTCCCCGTCCGTGACTGTAACTGCCCCAGCCAGCACATACCAGGGGTAGCCGAGAGACCCGTTATTCTGCTCGAAGTTCGTGGCGAAGATCTGAGTGTCCTCATTGCCCCACAACGCACCTTGCTGATCCGGTAGCGCGCCGAAAGGTGTTACCGCACCAGCCTCCCCCACGTACGAAATAAATACCCGAGACTGAGTGCTGGCAGCTTCATTGCCCATGACCATGACCGCCGCGTCAGGGCTTACCTTGGCCATAGATGCGTATGTCATCCAACCGCCCGTATTCCACGCTGGCTCAACAAGACGAGGCGGAGACCAGTTTGCCCCGTTGTCTCGGGAGGCTCGGATGAGCGCGTCGCCATTGGCGATGCTGCGGTACACGCAGGCGAGGGTGCCATCGTTCACCCAACACGTCGCAGGACGGCCACTGCCCGCGAACTTGGCTACGCCACCACTCCAGTTGGTGGTGTTGTCGCTCGTGGTACTGACGCCTATCTGACTGGCATTACCGTGCCTATAGGTCATGACCCCCGTCTGACCTTTCATGGTGATGTACGGCTCTTGCCGATGATCGCCAGCCGCCACACCATCCAGGATCTTCACCGGAGAGGCCCAGGTGGTTCCGCCATTGGTGGATTTCACTGTGTAGCAAGATTCCCAGGTCTCGCCAGAGTTTTGCTTGCCGTAGAAAGGAACAACTAAAGTTCCGTTGTCTAGCTCCACGCACGGCGCAGAACACGCAGCAAGGAAATAAAGCTCCACACGAACTTCAGCGCTCCAAGTGACGCCCTCGTCAGTGCTGTACCGAAAGAACACGCCTGCGCCTGCGTTGCCGGAGACAGCCTTGAAGTACGTGATGTAGATCTTGGTGCCGTCCCGACTGACGGAGATCTGTGGGTCTCGAAAGTCAACCCCTGAGATACCGTTCCACAAAAGGAAGGAGGTCGACCACGTCTTGCCCATGTCCGTACTTGTGGCCGCCCGGAAAGCCCCATCAATGCTCGTGTGGCTTGTCCCTACCCGCCACACCATCAGCATCTTGTTGTTTGTCAGCACTACTACACCCGGGAACGCAGAGTGGTTAGTGTCGCCACTGTACGGCCTAATAGGACGATACGACCGAACCGTGCCAGCCCCAGCCGCGCCAGTGTTCTCATAGCGCCAGGCGGTGGCTGCGTTAACCCCGGAGGGGTTGATGATGTTCTGCTTGGTGTCCGTTTCGTAGGCCTGAATACCTGGAAACAAATTTGTGGTCGGACGAGTCGCAGAAGTGCAGATGATCCGACCGACGGCACTGTCGAACGCGTTTAGCGCTGCGTTCATTTTTCCTTGCAGTGCAGTAGTTGGGGACGAACCGGCCAGTGTGTCCGTCCCCTCCACGTGAGTGAGACCGAGGCGGGAAGTGGTGGTCATTTGCTCTTCTCCTTCTGCTGGCCAGGTGCAGCCGCCGACCGGCCTCGTAGCTCGCGTGGTAATCCGGTATCGAAAATGAACGGGTCAAGTCTGGTGAACGTCATGAGCTCTTCGCCGACTTCATAGCCGTCATTGAGCAAGTGCGCATAGGTCTCGTCGTCCACGGCAATGCGAAATTCCTGACCCTGCTTGAAAAATTGAACGAGAGTCTCTGTCCCATCAGGAATGTACATTGTCCCTCCTCAGAAAGGAATAACGACGAGGTGGCGGTCGGAAAACTGAGCGGTGTCAGTGGCGTCCAGGGAAGTGTACTTCATGGTCACAAAGTACGTGCCCACAGCGGTTAGCCCGTCAATAAGAAAGAACTTGCTGGCTCCGGAAGCTGTGGCGCTTCCGCCCGGACCATGCACACCCACCGAGCGAAAGAAGCTGGCCGGAAGGAAATACCCCGAAGGACCGGCAATATCGAAGCTTGCGTAAGCGGCATTGTTTCCGGCGTTGTTGCACCAAGCTCCCACCCCAACGATCATCCGCAGCGTGTTGCCCACTTCAACGCTCAAGGTGGGGCCAACCGTGGCCAGATCCCCGTACGTGGTACCGACCCTGTTCTGCACTGCGGTCACACTGCTTGCCGCTGTACCAAAGGCCAGCGTGCTTACACGGACAAGCTTGCCTAGATCGTTGACAACCTCAATGCCTTCGCTACCGGACTCGAGCTCGCCGATGCGCGTTACGCGTGCGCCGTTGTCCTTGTACACCTGAACACCATGGCGGCCGTCTAGACATTCTCCGATTTCCAGAATGACATTGCCATTAGAGTTCTTGACGGTGAGCGCGCCGTCGTTGATCTCAATTCCTCCTCGACCGTTCACTGTGAGCTTGCCGTCGAGGTTGCTCCAGCGCAACAGGTTCTGATTCAGGGCGCTGTACCCTTTGATGCCATCGCTTGTGATGTCCACCCGCGCGCCAGTACCGCCAGTTGTGATTTTGCCACCGATCAACCACTCCGCAGAAATGGTTCCAGCCGTCACTTTGTCAACGGTCAAATTGCGAATGTAGGCATCGTCCCACAGTTCTGCGGTAGCCACCGCACCCACGCTCGCATTACTGCGGTTGCCGCTCTGATCAACAGCCACAACCTTGAAGTGCATGGGCTGTTGCTGGAGAACTTGGAAGCTTGCTACAGCTGGGATCATGCCTGTGATGTGACCCCAGTCCGCAGTCATCTTGCCGATGAGCGTACTTTCTTCTGGCGTGAAAAGAGGGTCCACAGAACCGTGAACTTCCAGATGGCTGAGATCCCTGTCCATATTGAATTGACCACCATCAGCCCTACCAAGACGATGCGTGATCAAAACAGCTGCCGGATTGGCTGCGACCTCCGGGGCTGCGGGAGTAGCTGGAGGGAAGATGTCTCGGCTAGCCTGCCATTGATGAACGTCAGACCATTCGCCGAAGTTTGGCGGCTTGCCATTGTCCACCGCTCGGATTTGCGCTTCGTACGTCATTCCCGGCGTTAGCTCTTGCAGGCGGAAGCGCAGTACTTCGGCCGGAGCTACCGCGTATTGCCACTGCGCCTCAATGCTCAGGACGATGGGATCGTCTACGGTATTCAGATCGGATAGTTGGTCCGAAAGCCCATCCAGTTCTTCCAGTGTGTAATCCGTCAGCGGAGACGCGGATTGCCGATAACGAATGTCATAGTAAGCCAGATCTGTCATCGTGGAGGTGTCGGTATTGTTCGGCTTCGTCCACCGCATTTCAACTTCTGACTTAGTCTCCCCTGTGATCGGGGACTGATATTGGGACTGCACCCAGGGCAGCACCCACACGGTCTTGCCAGGAATTGTGCTGTTAATGTCTGGGAGGGTGATTGGGAAAGTGCCACTACCGCCCTCGGTCAAGCTGCGGTTGTACCCGCCCACAACGAGAGTCGTATCCCCAGTCTCCGGAATTACAAATCTACTGAGGTCCAGCCACTCCCCGTTTCCTGCGCGGTACAACACGCTCATACGATTGGTTACCGGCCAAGTGGTCTCTGTCAGGCGCAGTTTGAACGGGTTAATGCGCTGCCCTCGAAAGATCACTTCGTTATTGATGTCAACCAGATCCATCGTGGGGTCGTACGCCCAGATGTAGTCGCCTACCTGCGCCTTGCCCTTGATGTCGTAGTCCCCGGTGCTGAGCGTCAAGGCGTCGCGCGTGCCCTTGAATCGGTTAAGCTGCAGGAGGGCACGGGCGGGGGCGTTGGTCGCATCCGTGTCGCTCTCCTGAATGATGCGCGTGCGCTTCACTTTGTTCCCGTGCATGTCCACGAACGGGATTTCTCCGGCTGTCAGCTGCTGTTCTGCCGTGACGAACTGACCGTTGATGCCTTGCGCCAGCAACGCTACGTGTGTTGTGTAGTCTTCTACATCTCGGTCCGTTTCGGCTAGGCCAGCCAGACCCCGCAGGAACATGTCATCCAGGCCCTTGCGTGCAATGACGCATTTCGGGTTGACCACGAACAAGTCCGATTCAAGACCGGCGTCCAGGGTAGCGTCGCCATTCACACGCCAGGCGTGGTCCCCGAGCGTCTGGCAAATGTAGTCGATTATGTCCCGAGACGTCTGATACTGGAAAGTGCTCGGACCGAAGGTTTCTCCCGTAACGAACAATGTGCCCTCAGTGACAGCGCCTGAAGGTGGCAGTACCGCACGGATCACATCATCAAAATCACCGCTCAGAGTTGTCGCGGTGAGAAATACGTCGCCCTTGCCCTCGGCGTCGCCAAGCCACAAGGCCATTCCCGCGCCACCGATGCTACGTTGGTCGGCTGAGCTATCCGATATTCGGGTAACTGGCCCTACGTAGCGCGCAGTCCGCAGCAAAGAGTCGTCGAGCGGTCCAGGTCGTTTACCCGGCACAATAGCGATGTGCCCGAAGTAATCAATGGTCTTCCACAGGGCGTCAGAGATGCTGTCTTTGAAGTTCAGCCCCCACGAACCGAGCGCTCGGAGTGTCTCTGTAATGGCCATCAGCGATGCACCCCTTGAACGAGCTCCGAGGGCAATCCCATGTATTGCTTCTGGAGGTCTACTGCCTGGTCCCCTGTCACCGCACCAGTTCCCCCGGCGACAACCCCGATGAAGGCGTCCAGGGTAGATGCTGCCGATTTGAAGAAACCACCATTGATAACGTCGGCGTTAGCCGTACGCGCTGTACCGATGATGTACTTGTTTCCATCAGCGTCATTCGCAGTAGCCACCACAGTTCCAGCAGGACTGTTCGTACCGGCTTCTGCCGGATTGCGAAGAAACTGAAGAGTGCCACCGAATTCGCTTTGGTAATAGAACTCTGCGAAACGGTGTCCGCGTCGCAAGGTGACGTCCAAGTACAATCGGCCATTCGTCATACTCTTCGCCAACCGAACTGTGACGATACCTGGCTCGTTGATGAGAATTGTGCAGTAGTCGAAACTACCCAAGGTGACCGTGTTGTATCGGACGTCCCAGCGCTTCGCTCGCCAGGCTCCCCCGGTGTAAGCACTGATTTCCAAAACGCCCAGGCTGGTCAGCGGCCGTATACGCACTAGGCCGTTGGAGAGGGTCCAACCCAAAGGACTCAGCCGAGCGCTGTCTCCCGCGCGCTCAAGACCCAGCTCGTCGGTGAACCGCACCCGACCAGTCAGGTAGCCGACGGGGGTAGTGGCCCAGCGAGGGCTCATGGTGGCACTGAATCCCCGGTACAGTTTCAGTACGCCATCCTCGCCCGTGCGACTAACCGCCGTCGTTACCGTGGCGTCTGTCCAGTAGGCACCGTGAGTAATAGCAGGAGAATGAGTACGCTCCCCGACCACAGAGAAATCGTTGACCCTAGTCAACGCCCCGCCCAGTCGAGACTCAATATCGATGTCACTTTCAGTGCCGAGCCGCTTCAACGTTATCTGCCAGCTGAAAACGACCAGCCCGTCCTCCCAGTCCCGAACAGTGCCCTGGGCATCCTCAAGAATGTAGAACCCGTCCAAATAGGTCTTCTTGGTGAAAATGACCGGCACAAGCTGGCCGACCATTGTCAGCAAGTCTTCTCGCTGACGCGCAACGGCTGCGGCAGAAAGCCGGGGGATGGATTCCTGGCCCGACAGCGTCATGTCCCGATCACCATTGCTAGAAGAGCGTTCTGGAGCCGTGTCGTCCTCTCTCAAAAACATACGGCCGATCTGAAACGTTTTCGTGTTACCGGAGCTGGGTAGCCCAGCCGGAATGACAACAGGCATCAGGCATACTCCTTATCCAGGTTACGCAAGCCATCCTTCAAACGAACCATGGTCTGCCGGAAGGCAACCGGGTTTGTCGGGTCCAGATTACCTTGGACATTGACGGTAACGTTTTCAATGATCACGGTACGACTGCTCGCGGTGCTTGCGCCATCTCCGCCACGTGTAGTGGCGCCGTTCACCAACGCGTTCACCGCACCACTAGCCGCGAACTGCGTGGGGATGCCGGACGTGTCCGCGCCCATGCTGACCGTGGCGGCCAAGGTACCAGTAGCTCCAGTAAGTTCATCACCCACTGCCTGCGCCATATTGGCCGCTGCCCGCACTGCGGAATCAGCCGTACTGTCCAGTCCGCGCACTAGACCGGCCACGATGTTTTCTCCGGCTTCGGCGGCCAGACGAGAGGGCGAGTGAATACCGAAGAAGCTCAGCACATTGTCCCAGGCGTCACTGACGATCTGCTTGAGCTTCTGCCAGATCTTGTACGCCTGATTCCCAAGACCGCGAACGATACCGCCGATGAGATCTCCCGCCCAGTCAGCCAACCTACCGGGCAGGCTCTTCAGGAAGTCAATTACTTTGCCCGGAATGTCCTTGACAGTATCTAGAACTTTCCTGGACATACCGCCGACACCGTTCTTGATGTCGTCCCATATGCCGCTGAAGAAGTTCGCAATACCATTCCACAATGCGGAGGCCGTGGACTTAATCTCATTCCACTTCTGAGACAGGAATCCGGTAATGCCATTCCAGGCCGCTGACACTTGCGAGGTAATATCGTTCCAAATACCGGCGAAGAAGTCCCTAATGCCCGTCCACAACGCTTCGGCAGTTTGCTTGATGTCTTCCCAGATACCGCTAAGATAAGCGGAGATGCTATCCCAGTTCTGAATAATCAGAATGACCAACGTAATGATGGCGGCCGCTATCACCAAGAATGGGTTCGCGCTCATCACGACATTGAGACCCTTCCAAATGATAATGGCGGCGTCAATGGCTTTGTTGGCTGCGTAGATACCAGCGATAACCGGGCCGAGTGCGGGGCCGAGGAATCCGATTAGGTCGGCTATAGGCTGCAGGATCGCACCCAAGACCTGAAGTGCCCCGGCGAGGTAAGTGCCCGCAGCATCGGCGAAAGCTGTAATGAACGGCTCAAGCGCCACAAGAAGGTCCGCCGCTATCTTCAGGAAACTGATGAACACCTTTCCATAGGCCCCACCAATGCTCGCCAGTATCTTTCCTAGCGACTCCAGCGCCTCTTGCCCTTCCGCGCTGTGCAAGAATTCCGCAACCTGATCCGTCAACTTCGTGAGGGTGTTCAACGCTCCGCCACCTTGCTGATCCAGCGCGCTGAATACAGTCACGACAATGTCGGCAAGGTTCTTCAGCAGTTCCCAGAGCTTGCTAGCCGTGTCCATGGCCTCTTGCATCCAACGACGCAAGTCACCGGACTCCTTGGCGGCATTCACAAACTCTCGGAACCGAGACGCGGCATTGGCTGCACCGGTCGCCATGTCAGGGAGGAAGTCACTGCCAACGCTGGCGATATCCAGGAATGCCGCAAGCAGGTCACGCACAATACCGCGAAGGTTGGTAAGCGCCTGACCCGTGTTGTTGAAAATGTTCTGAACGTTTTCCTGAGCCTCGGCAGTGTGCAGGTATGCCACGGTTTCTTTGACAATGCCGTTGAGCGCAGTAGCAACCTTGCCCATCCCGTCTTCTAGCAACGGGAACCATTCCTTGGCCAGTGGCTCTACTTCGGCGGCCAAGCCTTCGAATAGTTTGTCCTGCACGCTCCGCCGAACATTGTCCCAGGCGTCCCGCATGCGCAGAACTTCCTCTACGAAGGCGCGTGCGTTGGGGGAAAGGTTGGCGAGAGCGTCGTTGAGCTTCGCCCCTGCCGCACCGCCAGCATCCGCCGCATCTTCGTAGGCCTCAGAGAGGTTTCTCTGGGCGTCAACAACGGACTGCACCGCGTCCGCAATTTGCCGAGCCGAATCTACCTGCACCTGCCGTACGTTGTCCTGCGCTTCAGATAGGGATTCCTGCGCGTCCGCAACTGACTGCGTCGCACTGCGGACACCTTCCTGGGCATTGACGACCTCCGCGCTACCCTGCACCCCCGCAGCCGCAGCCGCAGCCTGGTCCGTCTTGAGTCTTTCGTTTTCTTTTCTGGTCTGCTCCAGCGCTAGCTTTTGCTTTTCCAGATTGATGGTGGCTTGCTCAATGTCGTCCGAAGTAGCTGTCGGATCCCGAAGTACGGCATTGAGTTCTTCTTGTGCTTTTTTGACGTCCAGAATGGCCTGGCGCTCATCCAAGCTTCCGCCGGTCAGCGCGAACTTCATATCCTCTAAATCGCGCACAGCTTGTTGGCGCGCACGGTTGAGCGCTTCCTGGGCGCGGATGGCGTCTCGCTGCGCTTCGTCAAGGTCTCGCTGAGCGCTCACAACCTGCTTGAGCGCCTGCGCTACCGAACGTGCCGCGCCTTCTTGCGTGCGCCGCAGATTCTCCTCCGCGTCCGCCAGACTGCGCTTGGCGTCCTCAATGGACCTTGCCGCTGCCCGCTGGGCCTTGGCGCTGGCACCCGCAGCACCGCCTACCGCCTTGGATTGTTGCGCCGCAGCTTTGAACGCCCCAGCTACACCACTTACGCCTGTTGCCACGGTCGCACCCGCAGCGCCAAGGCTAGCCAGCGCTCCGGCGGCAACTCCAGCCAGCCCCGCCAGACTGGCCAAGCTAACGGCCAGTCCAGCAACTGCCGGAGTGGCAACAGCTACGCCACCGATCATCAGTCGCATACGGCCGCTGAAAGTGTTGAGCAGGCTGGAGCTACGAGCGGTGTTCTGCTGAATATCTCTCAGACTGTTTGCGAACTGCCGGAGCTGATTGTTGTCAATATCCGGCGTCATGTCTGGCGTCGGAATGCGGTTCAGCTGCTCTCGCGCACTAGCCAATGCGCGCGTGTTCTGCTGGAGCCGGGCGGTGCTCGTGATGGTAGCTTGCTGCGCGCGTCGCAAAGCGCTTTCTGCGTCGGATACTTTCTTGGCACTGGCAGAGCTGTCATTACGAACAGCGTTCAGATTTTCCTCGGCCGCACGTAGCCTCTCTCTCGCTGCAAAGGCAGCGGCCGAAGCATCCGTGACATCCTTCTCAAGCTTCTTTACAGCACCCGCCATGTGCTCGGCGGAAGTGCTGTCGAAGGTTAATGAATCAGCTGCCCTCCTGGCGGAAGCGGCAAGGCCCTCGTAGTCCCTGGAAGACTCTTTGGTTGATTTGTCGATCTTCTCGCTGGACCGTGTGGCCTCGTCGCCGACTTCCCGAATGTCTTCTCTAGCGTCTTCAGCACCCGATTTGTCGTAGTCAATGCGAATTGTGCCGTGAGCACGCCCAAGATTGTAGTCAGGCATTTCGCACCCTAGCCCTTCATCGGGTCCCGGAATTTCTGTTCTGGCTTCTCATCGAACCAACGCTCGAACACCTGCGCTCTACGCCGATTCTTTTCTGTCTCTGTGAGCGGCTTCTTTCGCTTACCGGGGTCCATACTCTTCTCTAGATCGTTTTCCAAACCCCGGCCGAAATGCATGACCGCTCTGTCAAGGTAGAAACTAGCTAGCCGATCGCTTTCGCGGAGCGCGAGCAGTTCGCTTGGCCGCTGGTTGTACGCCTGGCTCAGGTGCCACAACTCCCACAGCCTCTTCGGATCCTTCACGAAACTGCTCGGTCGCCCTCACTCCCTTCATCAGCTCGTTGAACACGGCCATCTTGTCCGAGAACGGAACGGCGTCCGTGTAGAATCGTCCAGGGACGCGCGGGTATCCCTTCTCGGGTGGCAGATGCATTTCCGGCTTGGCCACACCGACGACCATCATTTGGTTCATCACCTCGCGGAAGGCCGCAGAGTTCTCGGCGTTCTTCGCAATGTCTGCGATGGTACGCGTTTCCTCCTCGACGATTTCCGCCGGGTCTTTGCCCTGGGCTTGGGCCTCCCGCTTGGCGCGGTCCCGCTTCACGCGCTCCACGGGCGTCAGGTTGGCATTCTTGGCGTGGGTGTTCATCACCACACTGGTCGCGAAATCCAGTTTGTCCAACAACCCGTGCTCGGCAAGCACGAACGGATCGATCTTGCGCAGGAGGCAGACGTCGCCGGAAGGGAGGGTGAAGTCGTATTCAGCCTCGGCCCAGGATTTCGGGGCGTACTTGTCTTCGTTTGTGGAAGGCATCTTCGTGCTCCTAAATTCCACTTTGTCGCAGAGGGACTATGCAGTTGTGGCGTCGACCGGACCGACCCAGTTGGATCCGCCGTTGGCGGCCGTCATGGCGCGGACTCGGAACTGGTAGTTGGTTGCCGTGGTGAGACCAGTAACTGTCGCACCCGTGCTGGTCTCGCCCGTCGTGTTTGCCGGGTCCACCACTGCCCACTCACCGAATTCGGTGCGCATGCTGACCTGGTAGTTGTCGGCCGCGCTCGCGCCTGCCGCAGCGGTCCACGTGAGCGGAACCGTGGTGGTGGTCTCGGTACCAACGGTGAGGTTGGTCGGCGGAGCTTGCAGGGTAGGCAACGTACGCGCGGTGCTCGAGATGGCCGATGCCGTCTCGTTGATCTCGATGCTGTACAACAGGTCGTTGATGTCATCGAGAATCGGCAGACCCTGGCCGGAAGCGCTCGTGATGAAGAACTCGCCGTCAGCGAATTCACCCTCGATAGCTTCGTTGCACCGGCACCGGTACACGACCGCGTGCAGGTCGCCACCGCTATCCGAAATGACCTGTCCCTCAATCAGGAAGTAGCCGCGAGCGTCGCTGGAACGCTTGTCCAGACGCCACTTCCTGTTGGGAGCGATGCCGGTCTGCGTGACCGTACCGCCGGTCATGACCTCCCACACACGAAGCTTGTAACCACCAGCTTCGAGTTCCCAGCTGACCGTCGCGCCGGAGCCGCGAATGGCGACGACACGATCGTCACCGCGCAACTCCTGGAACTCCTCCTCCTCGGAGAAGCTGAAGGTCTGCATGTTGGGCAGGTCGATGACTTCGCTGCTGAGAACACTTCCTGCCGCATCCGCGTATGGCGTGATCTTGAGGTCACGCATACCGTACGGAAGAGCCGTTGGTGCCGTCATCATCCCTCCTTTGTTGCATTTCGATTGTCTTGTATTCTCTTGTGCTGAGCAGTTTTCCTGTACTGACTTCGAACCGGTGAAGAATAACCACCCCGGCCCGTTTTCCGCAGTACCGTGAATGGCAGCGAACTTCGAGGACGTCCGGAGCCACAATCACACCGTGAACCCTAGACGCGCACCGAAGCTCGTGTGCCTGCTCCATCACGGCACCCGGAAGCCCTGATCTTGACGCAGCACCTGTAGTGCCTGCGGGGTGAAGGCGCTGGCTGGCACCTTGAATCCGCTGGACCGCTCCCAGACCACGGTCGGCATGCCCTGAACCCCCGCCTGTTGCCATTGCTCAGCGGTGATTTCACGCTTTCCGAATTCACCTTGGTACACCACCATCGGCTCACCAGCTTCCTCGGCCAGCACTGCATCGTCCTCAGTGTCCGCGAGCTCCGGCGGCTCGTTGCTCCCCGTGTCCGAGATCTGCTCGCCTGCCACACCAGCCTTGAGCGTCTCGCCTAGGGTAGGCTCTGTTGTGGCGGTCCCGGGGACTGCCCCGCTGCCGGAAGGCTGCACAGAAGGCAGGGGAGGGGCGTCTGCGACGGGAGGCTGTTGCTTCCTCTTGATGGTCATGATTCTCCTTACGGTGCAACGAAACTGCGTGCGGCAGTGTTGAAGGTCACGTACTTCACAATGGTGTTGAAGGCGTCGTCGGTCAGGTCCCGGCTGGTGTCCACCCACGTTCCCGCTGTGAGCGACCAGCCGTCGCTACCGGCCAAGTGCGTCACGTTCTCCATCAATGCTTTGATCTGCTCGATAGCCAGGTCAATCAGATTGTAGTCCCGACTGATCTCCTTCGGGATGTGAATCCAATAGCTGATGGTGTCGCGACCCGTGACGCCGAAAACCTTCTCTTGAAGATCCACGTTGATCACAATGAACGGACCGTTTCGGTCGGGAGTATCCAGGGCATTGCTGGCCCACACTCGTGCCTGCGTGAAGCCGAGACCTTGCATGGCCGCGTCTTCGTAAACCAAGCGCGCGTATGCCTCCCGAGCCGTCATGCTGCTTTCTCCATTCGTGCAAACAACTTGCTAAGCAGTTGCATGACCTCTCGGTTGGCGCGCAACAGAGCGGGACGAACTATCGCGTACTTGCCGCTGTTAGCCACCTCAAGCCAGATGCCGTAGGAAACGCTGTGACTCAACACGAGCGTCCAAGTGTCAACGACGCTGTCGTCTACGGTGGCGAACAATCCATTGCGCGCGTTGGTGGTGCGGTCTGTCCATCGGGCATTGGTACGCATCCAAGTTTCGGAGCGAGCTGCCTGATACAGCATGGTTGCCCCGATGGCCTTGCGCGCCCTAGTGTCGAAATTCTTCAAATTGTGATCCAGGGCGTCGAGGCGTATCTCAAACTTGCTAGACAATGGAACCCCTCCGCCCGTAGCTCATAATGAGACCCTTGACCTCGTAGCCGTTGTAAGGGATGACCGCATCAACAATGTACTTTTGGCCGTTGGCGTCTACCCAGTAATCATTAGGCGCAATGAGCGCGTCCCAGTTCCCCAGCAGGGTCAGGTCGTACTTGCGTTGCGAACCGCCCGAACCGATGCCTGCCCCGGAAGTAGAGGATTGTGGACGCTCCGTATGGCTCATCGGGATCAATCGGAAGCGCTGCACTGGCCTTTGTGAACCGTCGACCATGCTGACCGCGCCGGAAGCAGTTCGTTGCTCTGTCTGTGGTGTCAGCGCAATGGCGACGGGGCTGGCCTCAATGAAAGCCAGAGTGTTCCGTCGCTGCATACGCAATTCCATGCTCGTGGTGATCCCAGTTCCCGCAACGATCTTTGGCAGCGTCCCGTTCAGTACGGCATTCACTGCTTCTTGATCGCTCACCGTGAACTGCGCGATTGCTCGGGGCAAAGCCCCACCAAGGGTTGCGGTAGCCAGTGCGGTAGCAGTGGCATCCAGTACGGCACGCGGCATAGCGCCCAGTAGGTCGGCCACGGCCGAGACCGTGGCATCAGCCGCCATGGTGGCCTTAGGCAGGGTCCCGGCCAAGGTAGCCGTTTCTGTGCCGGGTAGATCAGGCCCCGCGACCCAGTCCACCGCAGTGCTGCCCGCGTTCAGATGGCGCGCGTTGCCGCTGATGTCCAGTAGGTCGCTGATCAGAGGCCAGTCAGCCCACGCGGCAAGGACAGCGGTCGGGCTGGCCCATTCTGCTTCCATCTGCGCTTGCGTGAGCTCGCTCGGGAGCACCCGCCAATACGCCAACGTGCCAACGAGATTTTCACTGGCGTCGGAATTATCTCTACCACCTAATGTGATGCCGCCCGGAGTGTTCGTGGATACCGTGCCAGAATCAACTTCAACCGTGCCTTCGGGAGTAGCCGCATACACCTTGCCGGTAGTGCCACTACAGGTGAATCCAACCCGACGCCATTCCGTAGCAACGAAGTTCGTAGAACTGCTGACAGAACCGCCACCGGTGAAATAGTTCGGCCCGGTCAGACCATCGTTGCCAGTGGCGAAGGTGGCTACCGTCCCGAGGGCTGCGGTCCAGACACGGGCGAGAGTGGCTGAAGCGTTGGTGTCGGTGTCAACGCGCGCCCATCCGAGAATCGTGAGACCAGTCGCGGGGTCTGGGACAGAATCAGAACGACTGACCCTGTCCGATGCTTGCCCGAACTGCGCTGCCACGACCCCTCCTATGCAGGCTGCGTGAACGTACCGGCCGTCAGATTGACGTCCAGGCCGACGCTGACTGTAGTGGTGGACATTTCGATGTCTTCGCCGCTGCCTTCTGCGCCACACGAACCGTCGGTGACCGTGTTGCCGTCGCTGTCGGCACCGCGCCACCACGTAGCCGTTCCGGCGGCCACGCCTTCCGCTGCCAGGGGCAAACCGGCCAGACTGGCTACACCTGCCGTCGGGGACCCCAGCGCGGTAGTGGCCAATGTGAACGTGAGAAGGAGGGTGTTGCCTCCGCCTGGTGCGGTGTTCGCGTTTGCTGGCCGTGTACCGCTGTACACCTTGATCGTGCCTCCAGCGGCTCCAGCGTCCAATCGCGCGCCCAGATTCGTTACCTGTGCGTTCTGGGTGGCTGTGGAATACCCGAGCGTCATTTCATTTCTCCTAGGCTGCGCGAAGCGCGACGACGGGGCTGGTTACTTGGTAATTGCTGACCGTTGGGAAGGTAGAGGGCAACGCACCGGAAACCCCAGTACCTATCAGGCCTGTGTACGCGTTTGAGACCGCGCCACTGAGCGCTCCCCCACCGCACGGCTCTAGCTGCCCGTTACCGCCTTGCAGGCTTGGCGCTCCGCCCTGCGCCACCGCCACGAGCCAGTACAACCCAGCCGAGAGCGCTTGGGATACGGTCAGTTCCTTGGCACCTGTGGTTGTAGAGTCAATCGTGCTACCAGGTGCAAGCAGCAACGCGCCGGGGCTGCCCTTCCCATTGTCGCGATAAATACCCAGCCGGACCGCTGTCGCAGCCACTGCGGTGAGCACGGTCACGCCCATGCGATCAATCGCACCATCCACCCCCATCCAGAAGGGATGGGCGAAGGCTGTTCCGTCCACCATGGCCAACGTAGCCCGACTCGCGAACGGAGCTGTGTAGTAACGCGTGGCCGTGAACAATTTCGCGGCTGCCGGGAATCCGACGCTCCAGGCTGCGCCCGTGGCTGCGGAGAAGGGGGAGATAAGGGTTCCGTCGGCGACCCGGATGTTGTTGTCCTTCTGTTCCCCATTGACCACCGAGGTCGCTAGTGAAGTGTCTAGTCCACCGCCGATGAAGTGCGTTACTCGGTCATCGACAATTTGGTTTCGGGAAACCTTGACGTCCTCATAGGATCCGACCAAGAGCATAGCGGACTTGAAGTTAGCCCCGAAGTTCGGAGAGTTACCTTCGCCGGGGTTGATGATCCAGTTACGCGTGAAAGAAAAACGCTTGGACGGCCCCGAGTTCGGATTGATGTAAAAACCCGCTGCCGGAGGGCGCTCGATGATGTTGTCAGAAAAGTCTACGTTGACGTCCGAACCAGAGACCAACTGGTAAACACTGGTGTTGTCCGGGTTTACCGACCACGCGCTCGTCACGGTGATGACGGAGTTCGTCCCGATAGTATTGGATGCGATGGTGCGCTCCTGGCCCGATCCAGTGCCAGAAGTAATCTTGACAATTCCACCGACCATAGATCCGATGAGGTTGGTGGTCGTCGTGATGGTTGTACTCGTCCCCGCCGAGGCCGTTCCCGTCGCACCGGTAACTCGATACCACTGAATACCGGCCGACACATTGTCCGAAGCTGTCGGAACAGTGGTGAAGGCTTTGTAACGAATGATGTTTCCCCGAATGAAAACATTGTGAACAGGCAACGACGAGCCCACGTCCAGCGAAATGCCGCATCGGTACGAAGGCACCGCAGCCCATTGGTCAATGTCGATCTCGAGGGTGTTGCCTTGAATTACGAAGTCCTCCATGCCGTAGCCGGAGGTGTTGTTGGTGTAGACCCGCGACCAAATGACGATGCCGGTACCAAGACCACGCCCGACATTACCGACAACTGAGCCACCGATGCTGGATGCCGAAACTCCGGTTACGTTGAGGAAGCAGAAGAAGTTCTCAATGCGGTTTCCGCGAACGGTTTGAATACCACCGTGCGTCTCAATTGCGGTCGTTGCGGAGATACCGCCACCAACGAAAGTGTTCCCGGTGATATCCACCTTGCTGCCGTGTGTGTACACCGCCGAGTGGTCATGCTTGGGAGAGTTGGCTCCGACATTATCGAAAACGCAATGGCGAACGGAAACGTGCTGAACGGCCGAGCCATTCGCGTAGATGGTGTTGATGTTGTCGGTGTTCGTGAATCGGCAGTTTTCTACGACCAGTCGCTGGCCCACCTGCCAACGCAGAACGAACCGAGGCTGCCCCGTGAACTGGTTGATGTTCGAAACAACATTGTTCGTGGAGTTCTGGTCGAATGTCAGGTCGCGAATGGTCAAACCGCTCAGGTCCGTCGTACCAAGCGCTGTATTGTCGGAGACCATAGCCGTGTAATCCCCGACGCTGTTGGCCAGTTTGATCGTGGTGGACCCTCGCCCCGCTCCGCGCAGTGTGACACCGGTCTTCGTCAGGCGCAGGGCAAGCTTGTTGACGTTGTCCCCATTCGCAATACTGACGAGATAAGTCCCGGTTGGGAAGTAGACCGTTCCGCCTCCGGCCGGTACTGCGTCCAGCGCTGCCTGAATGGCGACCGTGTCATCAGTGCCGCCATTACCAACCGCGCCATAGTCTTTGACGTTGAGAAATAGATCACCTTCCGCGACCTTCGCGTCTAGCGTGGTCTGCAGGCTGGTGACGTTGGCGATCGTGTGCGTGTGCCCCGTGTCGGACTTACCCGACAGCGCAGTGGTCAATCCCGTGACGTCTGCCTGCGCGTGATTGTGTGGTGCGTCTGGATCCAGTGGATGCCCGGAGACCACAATGGTCAGCGGGTCCTGCCCGCCAGACACTTCCAGGATGTACGTTCCTGGATCGGCGTAAAAGGCCAGGTTTCCTCGGCTGTCGGTATTGATGGGATTCGGAACGGTCGTGGCTTTGGTCTGATCTGTGTACAAAGTGGCCAGAGTCCCGCCTGGCGACACCTTCACAGACACAGGGGTGTTCCGAGCTGGCGCATTGCTCGTAGACCAGAAGATGGCTTCCGGACCCCAGTACCCTGCGTACGTCATCTCAGGCTTCCCTCACTGGCCGAACAATGCGGGTGCTGCGGGGGTAGCTGGAGGTGGTTTCAATTCCAGCGCTGACTTCTTTGAAAAGCTTCGCCATTGTGACAGCGTGATCGAAGGCTTGCTGCATGGCGCGCGAGCTACCCGACTCACTGGTCTGAACCAGTTCCCAGGTTGCCGCTGCCTTCTGTTCCCACAGTTCCCCAGCCAATCCGCGAAGATTGTACGAGCCGTCGGTGAGAAAAGCTTCGGCCGCCGCGAGCAGAATAAGATCCGTGTATCCGTTCGAATCATTTGGCTCAGAAATCATGCGCCGAACCTGCGCCAGTTGATCCGCCGTCAGTGCCACGATGCTTCCCTTTCTAGGAACCGAGGAGAGGATCAGCCCCGCACGCCAAGCCAACCCTCCCCTCGGAAATTGCTACTCGTCAGCCGCTTCGTCGTCGTCCTGAAGCATCTTGACGAGATCGTCCTTACGGGCGTCGTTGGCATAACTGACGTCCGCGACCGCCACACTGTCACCGGCGGCCTCGTAGTCCGCGCGTCGCTTGTCCAGCTCTTCCTTGAGCTGCGGCACGGTGAGCTTGGTGTAGTCCACCGCCTTCGGCTCGTCCGGCGTCACCGCTTCCTGTTGCGGCTCCGAGGTTTCCTCGGTCACCCCGACGCCCAACTGGCTCGCGATCTTGTCGAAGGCGTCCGAGTTGCGCAACTGCTTGCGCGGAACCTGCGCGCGGATGCCCCGGGCCGACGGCAAGTTCGGCTCCGGGAGTTTGAGATTGCGCGCGTTTTCCCGTAGGGCGTCCCACATGTCGCGGTCCACGAGGTAACGCAGCTCGTCCTCGTCGAGCCTCTTCGTGAGGTCGATTTCTCGGCTCATCACGGCTCCTCGTCGTACTCGGTGGGCTGCGTGTACGTGCCCGACGCGGTCAGCTGGAGCACCGCTCCCGCACCGCGCTTGCGAACACCCGTGCCGACGCCGCGCTGGTAATAGGCCTCGGTGAGCGGGTAGTCGCTGTCCCGACCCTTGACCAGCCGCAGACCGCGCAGTGCGGGATTCGCGTGCTGCCGGATGCCGACGGGGTTGTTGACGGACTCCTCACCGCCCGTGGCGAAGGCCACGAGGTACTTCGGCGGGATGTAGTCTTCCTGGATGATGGTGAACTCGCCGTACCGGCCGATGACCTCCATGCCCGCCATGTTCGAGGGCGGTGCCTGCTGACCGGCTGGGAGAACGTAGTCACGCGGGATCAGGAATGCCGGAGTGCCCTGCGCGGGAATGAAGTCCCACTTGGCCGTTCCGCCGTTCTGCGTGGACTTGAACGTCCGGATGATGTCGCCCTGCTCCTTGTTGACCATCAGGATCAGGTTGTACCCGTTGGAACCCTTGTAACCGTGCTCGGTGAGCTTGAGCTCCAGCCCATCCAGGTCGCCGCTGTCCACCGTTGTCGCGCCGGACGTGTAGTAGTGCGTGTGCGTACCGGCGAACGTGTTCGTGCGGTACGTCGGCGGGACCTGCCCGTCCGCGTTCCAGAACGCGTAGACGTTGTACGGCTTCTTGCGGATGACGGCCTCGCGGTTGGCCGGATTGAACAGCGTCCACATGACCAGCTGGAACATGAGGATGCTGTCGGCCTCGAGTGCCTGCGTTGCGATGGCGTCGATCTGGGCCGCCGGAGCGTCGGCGAGGAATTCCCACGTGAATCGCGCACCGAGGTCGTACCAGTTGAAGTCGTAACCGAAGAACTCGATCTCTCCGGCCGGACGGTACGAACGCGGCACACCGTATTCCGACGCTCGCTCGAACCGCGCGTCGCTGTCCGCAGTGGCGATTCCCTCGACCGGGTCCGTGACGAACCAGCTGAGGAAGTTGATGAGCGGCTCCCGCTCCCGGTTCCGCAGCGCGACCGCCTGCTGATAGGCGGACCACAGTTCGTTGGTGTCCACCCCATCGATGGTCTGCTCGATGACGTCGGCGGCCTCGTTGAAGCCCTGGTCGCCACCACCAAGAGCCAGCGCCAGCCCCAGCTTCTTGTAGAAGCTGCGCGCCAGCACATTCCGGGTGATGGTGCCGTCCGGAGAAATGGTCGGCGCAGTGGACCAGGTACCCCACGGCAGAACGATTCGCTGGTCGCGAACGATCAGAGGACTCTTCATGTTGGTCACGCTCCCGCCGTGGTCGACTGAGCCATGCGCACGACCAGGCGGTCGATTTCGACCATGTGCCCGACGTACACGTTGTTCGTGGCGGTCAGTGTGAGCGTGCCTGCGTTGGTGGTACCGAGCGCATAGACGTTGCTGCCCGCTGCGAGCGTACCCGCCACGTCGTCGTCCACGACGTCCAGGATTTCACCCTGCGTCATGATGTCCACGGGGTGCCCCGCCTTGCGCGCCATGCCGAGAGCCACGACGCCCTTCAGGCCGATGCCTCCTGCCGGGTTGCCCTTGATGACGCGGCCGTTCGCGTTCAGCGTCACCGCGATGATCTTTCCCACATCGGCGTCGAGCCAATCGGCGTTGAGCCGGGCTCGGAACCCAATGTGCACCTGGTCGAAACGTGCCACGGTTCAGTCCTTTCTACCTTCTCTTCGCCAGAGCTGGGAACCTCTTGCGCAGTTCGTCCTCGCTGATCTGGCCGCTGTTCTTCTTGGCTTTGCCGGTCTTGGTGCTCCCGACGCCGGAACCACTGGCACCACGACGAACTGGGGGCTTTTCGTCTTCATCCCCATCGTCTTCTCCGGACCCCGAATTCACGAGGTACTTGTGTTTCTTGGCCAGTGCCTTCACGGCTTCGCGAATACCCTCGACGTTACCGTCGTCGTCGATTTCCAGATCGTCTAGATCAGCGGAGCGCTGGGCCACACTCGGGTCATGCCACGAAACCTTCTCCTGCGCGCTGGCAGTGAGAAAGGCGTTAACCAGAGCCAACTTCCTGAACTTGCCCTGAAGACTTTCGTGAGCCTTCGTGAGCTCGCCGTGGTCCTTCTGCAGGTTCTGAATTTCGGTGTTGCCCTTGCGTTCCTGCTCGTCCTTGAACTTCTGAAGATCCGCCGCTTTCTTCTCCGCCTCTGCACGACGCCGATCGGCCGCCGCGAGACGCTTTGTTTGGGCGTCGAAATCCTCCCTGGAAACCGGACCGGACTTCTTCTTGGTTTTGCTGGTGTCGACGTCGCCCTCGCCAGCGTCGTCCTCCTCAGCGTCACCATCTTCCTCGTCCGAATCTCCGTCGTCTTCGCTGCCGTCTTCTTCGCCGTCTGCGCCAAGGAGCGGCCACACCAAACTTCCATCCGCGCGCACGGCAACGGCTCGGAGCGGCTGACTGGTCCCGGGGTAACAGAGAAGCGGGTGCAGCGGCATCGGGTCGACGAGATTCACCTTCACAATTCCTCCTGGTTTTCGGTGTGCACTGTCACCGTGGACACGTGCGCGCAGGCACGTGGGGCTCACTGTAGCTGGCGAACCACACCAGGGGAAAGAAGGCGCTAGGCAGTACGTCTGGCCTGCCCGTACTCGTCAATCAATCCGTCAAGATAGTCTGGATTCGAAACCACATCCAAGAAATCGTCTTCGCTCATCATTTCGTTCGTAGTGAAGCAAAGACATTGCGGATGAGGCTTACTAGGAAGATCACCAGGTAGGTACAGTCCAGAGGTCTTTCCACGACTGTGTCCGCGCGCCAGCTCGTCGCAGCGGTCCGGCTTGGTGTGGCTGCGGGAGAGGTTCCAGCGGAGGGAAACAACGAACGGATTGATCTCAGCGCTGGCCTTCTGCGTGGTGTGGAACGCGTTGTTGAGCTCGGTACGGGCAAGCCGCTTGGCCGCATAACTGACCCCGCCTTTTGTGGAGGGATCAATCATGGGCTTCACTTCCTTGGCAATGTCCTGCCAACTACCACCCTGGAGAATGACACGGTTAACGGCTCTGTCGACGTATCCATCCGCGAGCTGGCGAGTTCGGTACACCCGTTGCGAAAGTCCGATGCCATTCTGGCCTCGGGCGAGGTATGTGGCAACAGTTCGTCGAGCGTAGGCTCGTTGGGCTGCGACCAGATCTGCGCTTTCGCTTGTTCCAGTTGCCCGAAATAGGATGCGCTGAAGAACGGCTTCAGCTTCGGCCGCTGCGTCAGCAACGGCATTTCCAGCTGAACGAATGCGCTTCCCGATATTGCGCCATAGCTCATTGGAGACACCGCGCAATTCCTTTCGGATAATGGCCAGTTGAGCCCGGCGCACTACCGCTCCGATGCCGTGTTTGGACTCCAGCCTGTTGATGCGCCGTTGGGCGTCCGCCATGGCATCGCGCAAGTCGTCAACAATACCCACTTCTGCAATACGCTCGCCGCGAAGGTACAGCGTGAGTGGGTTGGCTCCCGGACCCGTGAATGGCCTAGTCATCAGTCGATGTTCTTTCGCATGGACCTAATGCTGTTCTGGTACTCGTCGACCATGTCGTGAGCCATGCCCAGCATTTCCATATCTCCCAGACCGTTGTCTCGCGTCGCCCAGTACTCCTCTCCATCTTTGTCCAGCAACTTCAGGTGAGCGACGTAGCCAACGACGACATGCCCCGGAGGAATGTGATGAACCTCGATGTTTATCGAGTTGCATTCCCTCATTTCGTCTGGGTCAATCATGCCGTCACCTCTTCGTCTTCATTCTCCGCATCACGCCGAGCCTGCTCGCCCTCGTCGTCTTGCTCATTGTTTAGGTTACCCATGAACTGCTCGTTTTCCGCGAGCACCAACTCCAGCTCATTTTCCTCAAGGGGGAATCCAGCGTCGCGCAGAACCTTAATGGAAGTCTGCATGCTGATGAGCGCAGGTGTCGCCATTCTCATGGTGATCACCTCGTCGAGAATCTGCTTGCGATTGATCGGTATCTTGTTCCCGATGGTGGGCTGCACAGTGACGGCGGGGGTGAGGGTACCTTCTTCTCCGCTCATCAACAAAGGCAGCTCTTCGTACACCGTCAACCAGAAGCACAGATCATGGAACATCTGCGCATGCACGTCAACGATGTGCTGGTCCTTGGATTTGGTGTGCGCGATCATCGGGGCGAGCTGCAAGGCCAGCGCGATACCAGACTCCGCTGTCGCACTATCAACCTTGCCCACAGCGGCATCGCTGGCCCCCAGGGCTGCCCGTACCGAGTCAACAAGGCGCGTGTAGTGCTCTCCGTAGGCCGTCAGGTTCGTAGCGCCTGTGACGCGCCTGAGGTTTCCTGCCTGAATGAGAACACGTCCAGGCCCCATGATCCAGTCAACAGCGTTACCCTGCTCATCGCGCGGTGCGCCGCCATCCGTGGCGTAGACGCCAATGCCCTCGAGAGCCAGAGTAAGGTCCTCGTCGCTGATGGTCTGGTTGACGCCCAGCAACACCGACTCCAGCCCGCGCAGTTCACTTGAGCCGAAAGGCGCGGTCGGATCAATGTTCTTCAGGTGATACACCGGAATGGCGGGGATCTCCGGCGGCAATGGCTCCGGAGCGAGAACGGTGGCGTACGGTCCCGCTGCGGTACCTGACCACTCGTCCGGCTTGTAAATGGCGTGGCTACGAATGATCTCCGTCTGGTTACCGGCATCGTCGAAAATGCGCTCGTACGTCATGCGACTGACGTACTCCTGTTTGTTCATTGTGATGGGTTCGGCCAGGTGCACCTTGACGATCTTCTCGTCATCACCACCCTCGACCAGCATCGCTTCTGTGACGGGAAAGTACGCGCTGGGGTCCACTGCCATGATCTTGATTCGTCGACCAAGAGGCTTCGCGTCGTTGGCGATGATGTGCCACAACCAGTCACCCCGGTAAAGCCCCTTCAGTTTGTTGCTGGCGAACTTGCTGAGGAACTGCTCCCGCGTAAACAGGGTATCGAAGGCCAGTTGAGCGATCTGCACGGGACCACTGGCAGCCGTATCCGTAGCCTCCGCACCAGGCGCGGTAATGGTCCAACCGAAGTCCGGTGCGGTGTAGCGATCCACAGTGTTGATGAGCGTCCGCGCAGTCGGCATGAAGATGGGGTTGTCGTTATCACCCCGCATGACCTCCAGATAGCCCTCTTCGGACGACCAGTAAATCTCCTCGTATTTGCCGTACGCGCCAATACGAAGCTTGTCCGCCTCTGGCACCCATCCCGGTGCCTGACCGAGCCACGGTTCAATGGTGGACCACTGGGTGAAAATGCTCGCGGTCATGAACTCCTCATTTCATATTCGAAAACACCATTGATGGTGACCACGAAGAACCGTTGCCCCGGGATCATGTACTTGAAATCAGTTTCGGATGGTCCGTCCGGGCCGCTGGGATGGCTGTGCCAAATCCCGAAGATGTTTTCCTCATCCCGAAAGGCCATGGCCTGGTAATCCGGGTCCATTTGCCAGCTGTGCCTTCTGTTCTTGGCCACATTAGGAACAGCGAACACGAACTGCTCAGAATCCGGGTCCGCACTGTTCATAATGAATCCACATGCCTCGAACGGGAAGGCATATCTGGCTCGTTTCACCAATGCGTGCTTAACGCATTCCGCAAGAGGAGCTCGGGTGGTGGTCATCGCTTGTCCCTTCGCCTACGCGACACCGCACGTGGCCCCCGAGTGGACCGTACTCGCCGAACAACCGGAGGAGCGTTTACTGCCTCGTCTCCGAAATGTCCTTTGAAGAAACGACCCAACGCTTCCGGTGCGTGATCGTCCTTCTTGAGTGGTTTCTCTGCCTCGTTGATTGCTTCGTCTTTTGTTTGCGGGTATCGATACGCATCCATCTCATGGATGAGCATCTTGCATCGCGGATTCACCAGTAGTCGCGGGCGGCGGTCCGGATGATTGTAATCTAGATGTTCGTTCTCGTCCTTGAGCCATTTACGAATAAGCTCGAGGCGCGTCTTGATTTCCCCGCCCGTGCTACCACGCACCTGCACCCGCAGGCGCTCGCTGAGTGTGTGGCTGGCTGCGGGATCCTCCGGGTCGGGGAACAACTGTGTGGCCACCCGTACGAGCCCCGGATGTGCCGCGCTCTGCGTGCCTTGCTGCAGGTCGTCAGCTACTTCCTCGGGACTGCGGTGCGACTGGTAATACTCGTCAATCACATGCACGTGGTCCCAGGGATCCACCTGAATGAATAGAACCACGTTCGGATTGGTCCAGCCGTAGTCCGTAGCGAGGAATACCGGCCATGCGGGATTGTATTCAGCGACCCTGGGATTGACGTGCCACTCTTCGTCCCAGTCCTTGAACACCTGGCCGACATAGTTCGTGAACTGCGCTAGGACTTCCTGCTTGCCCATCTCTTCGGACATGCCCTTGAGCATAGACAAGATCTCAGGGTCATCAGCGCCCAGTGGGAATAGTCTCTCATTAGCGTAAGACGGAAAGCGAAAGCTTTCCCATTCCGGGTCAGTGCCGTGTAGGCCCAGTTGAAAGAACTCATAAAACCAATTCTTCCCCTCTGGAGTGGAATTGAACTTCCCCCAGCCCCGGTAGTCCGCCAATGTCGGGCGGATGTACTGATCCCAAATCCTCTTCTTCATCTTGGCAGCTTCCGCCATGATCACACCAGAGAGACCCTCACCAACCAGGTTCTCTGGATACTTGGCAGACTGCGCCTTCAGTAGAAAGCGGCCACCCCATAGGGAAACCTGCATATCGCCGCCACGCGCGTCGTAATACGTGCCAGGCTTGTCGAAAGGCATCTTGAGGGCTTTGGCCTTGTTGTAGAAGGCACGGAACTCTTTCTCCGAGTCAGTGTACTGCGGTCCGGTAATCCAGTACTCGTGACGGATTCCCATCTCCGTCAGCATGTCCTTCGCCATGTAGGCGCGGTATGCCTCGGGTAGGAGTTCCATGCCTCCTGCGGTGGACTTGCCCGTACGACGACCAGCGGCGACTACTTGGAACCGTGCTGCAGACGCGTGAATACGACGCTGCGCCTTGTTCGGCACATAGCCGACCTTCGCAAACAGCTTGTTCTTCGCAATCACCAAGGCCACGGAATTACCTTCCTACGGAAGCTCGTCCCACACATCCGTCGGGACGTAGTCGCGGTCCCCGCGCTTGCGTGCGGCTGCCTTGAACCACGGGAGCTTCTGGCCCCGCGCGGGGTTCCTGGTCTGCGTGCCCTTGGTACTGGGCACCAAGTTCACCTTCACGGCGACCTCGGGGCTGATGGGCATTGCTACCTCCTTTGCTTGCCTGAATTGGCTAGTACCGGGCAGGATACCCGCGTACGCGCGAGCGGGGCTACCTGCGCTCGGTCAGTCGGTGATCGGCTCCCAATACCTGATGTTGGCCATCACGAAGGTCCGAAGGATTCCCTTGCCATGTTGGCTCGGGTCTTTCTCGAATACATAATTGTTGTCGATTGATGTCTGTAGATGGCACCAACTAGTTTCCACCTCAGTGCCGTCGACGAAGTGAATGAGGTACTTGCGCGGAAGTGGCATCACCGATCACCGAACACAAAAAGTAGGAACACAGCGACAGCTACGATCACCCATATCAGACTCCTCCTAAGGAAGTTCATTACGACCGCCTCCGGCGTCGGCTGCGGACAGGCTGAGGTTCGGGCTCTTCGTCCTCGAATTCAACGTCCAGCACTTCGCCCTCTACCGCGCCTGCCTGCGCTGCGGCGAGCGCGGTACGACCCTTGACAATGGCCTCGTCGTTCACGTCGGCCACGATGCCGTCTAGCGCCACCTGCCAGGGTTGTTCCTGGGTCACCACAAGCCGCTCAGGCACCTTGCCCTCAATACGTTCTACGACGAACTGGGCCGCTTTGATGCGCTCTCCTGGCGTGGCCACACTGCCTACCGGACCGCGCCCTGCCGCGATGTCTGTCATGGCCTGAATGGCTTCGGTGTAGTTGCCGAGCCACAACTCTTGACCGCGTGTCATCAGTTCCCGGAGGCACGCCTGCTGGAACTCACGGGGTACCCACTTCGGTGGACGACCTCTGAATCCACCAGCCGAGTCCCGGAGCCGCCCGCGCACCAATTCTTCAACGCTCAGTCCGGCCACGAACTCTTGAATCGTCATTCCCGTGTCTTTCATAATGCGCTCCATTCGCACCCACGCGCGGCTCATGCGCACCTTGCCCTTGAGGACCGTGCGTTGCCTTTCCGTGAGCAAGTGGTGGGTCTGGGTAGGTACGCGAAAGCGCTGACGCAGCACGCCAGCGCGATCAACCGTCATTCCGCCTTCGTCGTTAGTCCCCCGGAAGTGATCTGCCATTTCCTGGGATCGCCTCTTGTTCCTGCGATACCGTTGCGTTGGGCCGATCTCCGAGTCCGGTTTCGGAACCGTGTACTGATTGGCCATCGTTCACCTCCTTCTTGATCTCGTTCAGGCGGTTGCGATACCACGTCACATCGGAATCCGGAGTGATGTCCCGCTCCAGCAGTTCCTCGAGAAGGCGAATGAGCCTGCCGATGATTGACGGGTCATTGTCATGAAAGGAAGGCATGCCGCGCTTTCGGTCGTCGGTGATCCCGCATTCCTCACCAATGGTCCTCATTGGCCGTACTACCGCGCCCACGCCCAAGGGTTCCTCGGGCCATTGGTACCCGTTGATGTTCATTAGCCCTTCACTGACCCTTCTGAACAGTTCACTGTGGTCTGCGCCCCCTCCGACCCCGCGCGCTATAGCAAGCCCCGGTGTCTGTCGCACCGCGCAATACCTACGCGTGCGCCCGTCACGTCCAGCGTCTTCGTTTCGGTGTGCTGCGCCTGCCCGTTGCACACGACGATCAGGGGCGTCTTGCCCATGCGCGGTTGTTTCATGCGGTAGGTGCACTTCGGCCACGTGAGGCTAAGTGCGTGCGTGGGGAAAAGAGCATTCAATAGCTCCAACGACTTCTGCGCGTCATACGTGAGCCTTTCGGAATCCCAGCATTCTTGAGCTCGCGCCCCGTATTTCTCCCACTGCGTTTCCGTCAAGCGTGGGGTGATGCGAATTGACCAGCCAACGTCCTGCCAGCGCCCCAGCCAGGAATGCATCAGCTCGCCCTTGTCCTGTGCGGGAACGGCTTCGCCCTTGCGGTACATCAGAACAACCAATCATTGTCGTAGGAACGCGGACGACGCGCCTTACGCGGATTCAGTTTCGTTTCGTTCTCGAATGTCCGGTCACCCACCGAGACAGGTTCCTCTATTCGATACCTTTTGCCGAAGTTCGGAAATGGCTTGTCCATCTGAGTGACTGCCTGTCCGTCTCCGAAGTACTGAAAGAACTTGCAGTGCGCCCAGTGCTTATACCCGACCAGTGATTCGCAACACCATCGATAAGGCGTCAATCTCATGTTTATAGCCGAAACGATGCCCGTCGGTCCGTTCACTGCACACGGACGAGCGTGCCAGCAATTGAACTGCGAATTACAGCACGGCCGGTCTTCTTCCCACGCATGGACGACCTCGTCGTTGTCACCCATTCTGCTTCGGCCTATCCACTCGTGCCTGACGACGAATACGGTCAGCTGCCTGCTCGATGCCATCCGACGGGTCAGCTGATTCCGTCAACTGCGCGAGCATCAACTGCTCCTTCGCCGACGTCCGCACATCATGAGGCTCCGGTTGCACGAGACCCGGATAACCACCGTATTCGCTACCACCTCGAGGATATGTCATGCTAACCACCTAACCCGTTTTGAAGGTTTTCGAGGGCATTCGGTTCTGACGATTGAATCCTACCAGAGAGAAGCCTCCGTCTTATTCGACGAACATTCAAACATTTGAACTAGGGGTCCCCTTAAGTAAGAACTATTGAGATGAGATGAGATGAGATGAATAGATACTTATGACCTAGTAATTAACCAAGATCGTCTTTGCCTTGATCGTCTTCGGCCAGCCACGGCATGAGCCTCTCCACTTCCCTGATCCCCGACTCTGAAGCCAGCGACCGCATCACCAGTGCGCCATAACGGGTGGCGTCCCGTTGGTGTTCACCGTGAGCCCCATCAGGCCCGGACCACAGATTGAACATCCGCAACCGGTGATCCGTGAACACCTTCATGGCGTCCACAATGTTCGCCCGCACAAACGGAAAAGGCGCTCGCCAACTGAGCGCCCGAAACATTGACTGAATTCTGACCGGGGAGAGAATGGTGGCATCGTCCCCCATCTCCCGTTGTTTCCACGCCTCCCCCACCACAATGAACAGGTCGGAATCCCTCCCGAGGCTGAACTCCCCGTCGCCGTACATCCAGGCACCGCGCACGAGCGCCATCATCAGTTCCGCCTGCCACGGCTCGGGTCCGCGGAAGCGCCCCGCCTTCCAGGCCCAGACGGACGGGTCCGCGCCCTTCCCCGTCGTCACTCCCCGCAGCCCTCCGGCCAGCAACGCGTCAACCGCGACCCTGCCCACAAACCAACCAGTGGTGACGCCCTCATCGAACGCCACCACGAACAACCGCTGCACATCAGTAAGCGGGGCAGGGAGCTCCGGTTTGATGGTCCGGATCTGTTCTGGGATCATGGCCATACCGAAGTAATGAAGTCAATCAACCACGCGGAGACCACAAAGCACAGCACCATCCACACCGGTATCAGCAAAGCGAGAATAGACAAAAGAACCCACATGGGGCGCTCCGAAATCCAGTCCTCTATTCTGTCCCGGGTTCGCCAGGTCCAGCCAGGCCAGAACCAGCGACGAGGCATTCTCATTCCTCACCCCCGGGGAAGAACACCGGAGCGACTCCGGTGCAGGCAAGCTCCCAGTGGTACTGAACGGTCAGGTTGGCGCACGTCCAGGCAACAGCCGTCGCCATGGCTGCCCCACTTTGACGATAGGCCACCGTGACGGTAGCCCAGTAGACCCAGACTACTTGCAGGCTAAGCACGCCCGACCACCACCCATCCCCCGTCGTCGAGATCACCGCGCGCCTGGTCGTACATAGCAGGTAGGTCGATGCTGCGCCACCAACCTAGATCGTTCATGTGGCGCACCTTGACCGCGCGCTCCCGAACACCCCCGTCCATGCGTTCGATGATGACGCCCGGTTCGTAGTCGCGGTCTGGATGGAAACCGTGCTGCGGACAGGGATTCGGGGAGGCCAGCATCCCAGGCGCGCAACACCAGTCGGCGGCTTTCGGGTCCACGATGGTCCCCGCCACCTCCCTCATCACCCGCAGCCAAGCCGAAAGAGCCATCTCCGCGCCCTTACCGGCCAACATCCCCCAGGATTCACGGGCCTCCTTTTTTGCCTGGGGCGCATAGCCTTCAAGAGCGGTGATGAGCACGCGATGCCAGTGCGCCACCAGCTCGCGACCCTCGGGAGTCATGGCCTGCACCAGTCGGCTGATCTGCGGGTATTTGTCGAACCTCTTCTCAGCCATCGATCAATCTCCTGATCTGTTCGACGGCCGGATTGGTCCCGTCCGAATTGCAAATGTTGCGAATGCGGAGGAGCAGAGCCTCCGCGTGCCGGTAGTACGTGACGAGACCGTGCACCTCAGCCAAGATCTCCTCCGTGAGGTACGGACCAGCCCCGAACCGACAAGCCGTCCGGACCTTCTGCACAATTTCTTCACTGGCCATTGAAAGCCTCCGATAGCTTTTTGAGGATTTCGTGGAGCTCGCCGCCCGGTTGTGGCCAGCCCCGGTTCGTAGCCCAGTCGTGGAGCCCCGAAAGAATCTGCTGAAGCCGATCCACCTCCACGGCCAGCAAGTAGTTCTTCTGGTCGCTTTTGGCCTGCTCTACTCCAAGCTGACGAGCGGTCGAAGCCCACTCCGCCAAACGATCGCCGTTGCTGCGCAACCATTTCTCTGTCCCGGGGTCAGTGGTTGCATTGGCCAGTCGATGAGTTTCCCGCGCTTGCGCCATCAACGCGATCGCTAGACGCTCCGCGGAAAGTCCCTGGGTTGCCTCCACGAGGACAGTGGCGGACACAGCCTCCAGAGTGATCTTCCTTATCTCTTGGACAGCCTGGGTCGCGCTCGTCGCGCCAGCTACCCAACGCTCGACCCAGTAGGAAATCCTGGTCAGGTGTTCAGTAGTCACTAGCGTCTCCGTTCGTGTAGCGCTTGGCCAGTACTTCGGCTTCTCGCCTCAGATGGTCTGTACGGGCTTGAACTACGTCGGGGGTGCCCAACACCCGAACAACGTCGGCCAGTTGCGCAGGCGCTGCGCCAGCCTCGTACGCGGCCACGACCAGCCGACGCACGCGGGCGTCTCGCGCGATTACCTGTCGTGCCATCACGACGACGATGGTTGCCCCTGCCGCTGCACAGTTCACCGCAGGGAGGAAACCCCACAGGACAATGGACACTGTGATCGTAGAGAGGGCCAGCGCCACGGCCAGGCAAATCGCGATCTGCTTCACCACGGCACCTCCTGGTATCGGAGCGGCAAAACCGTCAGCCGCGAGCAGAAGTGCCGTAGCTGCAACCACAACTCCTCCGGGGGCCAGATGACCGCTTCCAACGCAATGCGTGCCTTGGCCGCGACCCCTCGGGTGAGCGTGCGCTTGCAGGCCAGGTTCTCCGCCAACGCGAATGACGCGGCCAACAGGTATGTAAGTGCGAACGCGCAAAGTATCCCCAGCATGATCAGTCCTCCTGCTTGCCAATGAACTTGAGCAGACCGAGGTCGTCTGCAGTTACCGGGAAACGCCCCGGTTTCAGCTCTCCGTCGTAAACACGGTCGGTTGTCTGAATGAATTTGGAGAAGGCCGTATCCACCGGACAGCTCTTCTCGCAGTCCGGAGAGGGATGCGTCAAGAAGTACATCCCGCCTTCCTCGACGACGAACATGTGCGCTTCCGTCGTGTGGTACTGCCGCATTATCTCGCCGCAAAGTTCGTCGTACACCTGGAGCAGAATGGGCTCTGGGCACCAGTCCTCGATCTGCCTGCGCTGACGCTGGTACAGCGCCACGAACGCATCCTGGCTCATACCAACACGAAGCAAGTCTTCGGAAGCGTTGAGAACGTGCACGATCTTCGGCATGATCTTGTCTACCGACCGCACGAACTTCGCCACGTGATCCAGTTGGCGCTCGTACTTCTTGACAGTGCGAGCGAACCAAGGGAGGCGACCCGTGAACTGTACGTAGATGCGCATCGTTGCCAGCTCTTCGCGCTTTTCCTTGGCCGCGTATTCCTCTGGCGTGATGTCGTGCGTCGGAGTATCCCCGGCATACACCTCCGCAGCGTCGTGCACGAGGGCGTACTGCGCCACCTGTCCCAGCGGGTAGCGTTCATAACCGGCGCGCAGGTTGACGAGCTCAGCCAGTGCTGGCGCTATCCAGCCGATCATGACCGTGTGGTCACTATCCGATTCGGGGGTGCCGTCGGGGTGCGCCACGCACGTTCTGTCGATACGCCCGAAGCGCATCGCAAGTTCTCCGAGCTCAATAACTGCCTTGGTAGTACTGACGATCTCTACTTCGCCGAATGTCGGTCCCATGGTGCTGCCTTTCAGCATGAGGTGCCCTGCCTGATCCTTCATACGCCAGCCAACCAGGCCAGCGATAGTTGACCCGCCTAGCTAGCCGTATCCGATTCTTCGGCAGGATGCAAGCTCCACCTCAATTCGGTTACACAGACGGCGAGAGCCGCCAGTACCCTTTCCAGGGCCTTGCGGTCTCCACGAGCGAACTTGGCCGCCATGGCTGGCGCGATGCCTGCCTCCGTCAGTGCGCCCATGCGCTGAACCACTTTGGCCTCGCTCATCGACCAGTCGTATTGCATGCCACCGAAGCCTCGTCCCGGTGCAGGCACGGGCTTGATGTAGCCCTTGACGATCCAGTTGTCCAACTGGCGTCGGGTGATCTTGGCCCAGCTGATCACCTGGTCGCTGTTCGGCATCCTTATTCCCCTTCAGTACAACCGATGCAGACCGGCCATGTCTCCGGCTTGGAAGACCCGCTTGCCGGTACTGCATGGCAACGTCTTCGCCGCCATTACCTGAGACGGGTCACTGGCATGACCCAGTCCCAATATGTGACCGGTCTCGTGAACTAGGACGCCCCACACGTCGAACTTGTCCGTACAACCTGTCGGAACGTTACCCACGAAGTACTTCCGACCAGTACTCAGGAGTACGTCCGATTCGACCATACGAGAACGCCTTGTCCACGTGCAGGTGCGCGCCACCGCCGAGAGGCTTCCCCAGCCGATCACGCTCACCTTGTCGCTACGGCCACACTGGGTCGCACTGGGCACGCCAGGGCGCGCGGTCGTCGTACCCCGGTACACCTGCCGCACCTGGACTCCAGACAGCCCGCAAGCGTTCTGACCGCTGAAGGCGTTGGCCACCGCTCGGCGTGCCGCAGCCAGCCCGTCCACGGGCTGCCCCGTCGGATTGTAGTACCAGTTGAAGGTGTCCGTCACGCGCCAACCGGTCAACGAGTAGGCTGCGGAATCACAGCCAGGGGAGGCCATTGCCGGACTCATCGGTGTGATCACGATCATTCCCACGATCAACGTGAGGGCGAGCACCAATGGTTTGTTCATTGTGTTCCCTTTCATTCGTCGCCCCCGACGTTTTCGGTTAACGGGCAGCGCCCGGGTCCAGCAGCCACTCGGCGGGGCGAATGGCAGGGATAATGTCGTGCCTGGTTTCCTTGTCGGCCCACATGAACAGCTCTGGGTGCGGCTGGTCCCACTTGCGTTTTCCAAGATCGGCCTGAACCGACCACTGTGAACTGTCCCGGCCGATGGCTGCGTTCGCGTCCACCCGATCGCGAATGCTGCACTTACGGTCGAAATTGGCCTTGAACTCGCACTTGCCCGTCAGGTAGCACACCGGTCGAAACAAGTCCGCGATGGCCTCGTACTGCCAGCGATCGCTATCCCATGCCAGGTCGAGGAAACTCTCAACGTGCTCGTCGCCGAGATTGCGCGCTGCCGTCTTGAGACCAGCATACGGGCTGTACTCGCGAATGGCCTGTGCGATCTGCGCGAACACCAGCCGCCACTCGAACTGAGCCTGCGTGCACAACCGGTTCCCTGCGTGGTCCAGCAGGGCACGCAGGTCCGTGCAGTAGTGCAGGCGCGTGAGAGTGTTGTGCGGCAACAGACCCCGCGCGTCCTCGGCGGGCATCCCCATGTCCACCAGCTTCTTGTATTCGCGGCCGATGACCTTGACCGCATTGTCCCAGTGCTCGCGCTGCCGCTCGGCGTCGCTGGCCAAGTCTTCCTCCTCCCAGCTCACCCGACTGCCCTCCGTGCCCGCCAGGGACGGAGGCAGCCCAACGGGCATGTCCTCCTTCACCGCGAAGCGAAGGCTTTCCTGCGCGTACACCGCCGTGCGCTGCCGGACCATCTGGTGCGTGAAGGCACGCGTGACACCCTCGATCATGAAGTGGAACTTGACGAACTCGTACGGGGCCTTGAGCTTCGTGGCTTTCAACTGCTCCACGTATTCCTGACGCTCCGCGTGCGTCACATCCCGCAAGCTACGCGCCACCTCGCCCTTGTACATCTTGGAAGGAGCTGCGATCACGGCCAGGGGGTCGGTCGTCATCCACAGGAGATGTACCTTGGGACCCTGCGTAGCGTCGATGGGCTCCGCCGTGAACATGGCGCTGTCCGCCCACTTCTGCACGGTCTTTCCGGGCACCACACGGTCTGCTTCGTTCTCCAGATTCGCGTAATACTGGCGCTCCGCGAAGGACTGCTCCCGACCAGGTCTCTCGTTTTCCACCACTTCTCCGTTCAGTTCAGCCATGATCTGCGTCACGGCCTCGTCCATGTACTTGCGAGCCAACCGAAGCCCGTCTGACCCCGGTCTCACTTGGCACCAACGCGAGGGCGTCTGCCACTACCCGCACAATGCCGACAGGTCGCGCGGCCACCTAGCGCTCCGACGCGCCACCCCTGGCCCTTGCAGTGCCAGCACTTCTTCTCTGGCCCGAAAATCAGGCTCAGCTTCCACACAGCGGCGGCTATCCCCAGGAGCAAGACGATGGACCACGGCGCAGGAGTGGGTGCCCCCAGCACCACGAACAACGCGATGATGCCGCCGACGACGAGAACAGGTCCGACGATCATTTGGCCACCTTCATTTCTGGGAGCGTAACGCCCCACTCGTCCGCGATGGCGTTCACAATGTCCAGCAGGCAGGTCTCGTATCCCTCGCGGAACAACCCGTCGTCCTCGGTGTGGTCATCCCACGGCAGGTCGATTAGTTCGAACGTTGCTTCGTAGCCCCGCTCCAACTCCTCGTCACCCGGTTCATCATTCTTCAACCACGCGGCCAACTGCTTCACACACGCATGGACGTGTTTGGTCACTGGTGTATTTTCACTCATCGTTCATGGCCTCCCGACTATTGCAATTCACTTCCCGCGCTACGACGGCCGCCACGTGCAGAGCGCGGGGAACGGGGCGACCATGCGCGACGAGCAGTTCGGCAAGCCCTGCGGCCAAACTGGGCCAGGTGAGAGCCAGCCTGCGGCATTGCTCTTCGCGGTAAATGCCTGACCGCTCGGTGAGGTCCAGCAGTTTGCCCAGCGCTGCGAACTGCTCGTCGCCGTCCATCAGACCGGCACCACCTTGAACACGTTGCCCGTGTCCTCGTCCTTGCCGATGGCGTAACCCTCTGTCGACGTGCCGACGACCGTCAGCGTGATAACCGAGGACTGCTCCGCGCGCTCCGCTGCGGTCCAGTCGTTCTCACCGAGCTTGGCAGCCAACTTGCGCAGGCGGTCGGCTGCCTGCTCGTCGCTCTCCAGGGGCTTGCTCTCTGGTAGGAGCTCGTTCGGGAAGTCGTGAGGCTGGCTCTCTGGGCGGTAAATCCAGAGTTGGCCACGGGTCAGGGTGTCTACGTAGATGCCACCCTGGCCGGAACGCGCCTTCTTGCGCAAGTACGAAATAGCCGACGAGACCTGCGCCGCGCTGGTCTTGGCCTCTCTCATGATATTGCTAATGTGGACGGCTTTGTTCGGATTATCCCGGAAGTACTTCTCGATGGTCTTCGAGTGGGTGCCGTTTCTTGCCATGATGCTGCCTTTCACTGCCTGGTGAGCCGGTACGTGATGCACAGTACCGGCTCAGCTACAGGCTTGCGGTAGAACGAAAGAAGTGGAACTTACTGCTCGCCAGCGTCGAACGGGATGATGAGTCCGTTGTGCGCGTAGCTGAACGTGGCGAGATCCTGGACGATCCGTCGGGCAAGGTCTGCAGGTGGGAGGCCTTCGGGCGGGACACCTGGCATGCGGTGCAGTTCTCCACTGAACTGCCTGCGCGTCTCCTCGGTCATTGGCGTGCCATCCAGCAGACCAGGTTCGTAGCCCCATACCGCGACCCTGCCGTCCCCGGCCAGTTCCCGTGCAGCCACTCTCAAGGCCATGCTGAGGGCTGCCTTGCTGGCGCAGTAGGCAACGCTGTTGCGCCGGGCGATGCGAGCGCTGTTGCTGCTGATGGCCACGAACTTCTTGGTATTGCCCTCGCGTTCAGGCCGAACCGGACTGGCGAGGAAGTGCCGCAACAGTTCCATGGGGCCAGTGACGTTGACGCCGAACGAAGTAGACATCTTGGCGGCGAGATACGCGTCCATTATCTCAGTGGTCATGTTCATGCCAACTGTGCACACGACAATATCCGGCTTGACTTCGGTCAACACCTCGCCGATCCTGGCGCTGTGCAACAGATCCAGCTTGATGAACTCCTCGTTGATACCTGCGGTGTGAATGGTTCCGAACTCCCAGTCGCACGCAAACATCTCGTCCACGATAGCGCTCCCGAGACTGTCGGTTGCAGCCCCGACGACGAGCACGTCTGGTTCGACCTCAGGCATTGTTCTTCGCATCCCGAATGTTGATTCGCGGCTTGATGGCTGGCATGCCTTCTTTGTCGTTGTTGTTGTAGTAGCTGAACCGGCCGTACGAGGAAGAGCAGTGCTGCATGACCTCGAACCCGTTTTTGCGCAAGGCAACACCGACCGACGCGTAGGTCTGCTCGTCCGGCACCTTGAAAGACGCGTGCGCCATCACAGCGGCTTGGCGTCCGTGCGCGCAGGCATCGGCGAGGCTGCCGTGGTACGGGCTGAAGCCACTGTGGACACGCATGAGCTCGAGCCGGTAGTCGAGCTTCTCGTTGCCCAGGAACCAGTACGACACCGAGTAGGCCGACTCGATGGGCAAGGTGGTCACCTCGTCCTCGGCCTGATTGAAGGCCACCCACCCGCGTCGCAGCGCACGCGCCATGAAGCCGAACAACGCTTCATCACTGGCGAAGTACAACGCCATCTCATCGATGAAGTACGTGGGGCCGAACAACCCACGCACGCGCTCGTTGGCCATATGCCACCTGTCGTCAACCTTCTCCAGAATGTGGTCGACATTTCGGATAGTCACCTTGTCGGGCGTCATCGCCTCCCGACCCATCATCTGTTGAATGGAGTCCAGAAAATTCGACATGTTGTCCACTTTGCCTAACCCTTCAACTTGTCCGGATCTAGGACCCAGAGCTCCGTCGCGTAAATCGCCCGCCTGTATTCTCGCCGCTTGAACCCACGCACCAACAAGAGATGACGCTTCGGGTCTAGTTCCCATATCAGGTTCTTGTACTTCTCATACAGACCCCCGTACCTGTGTACCGTAATGGTCAGGGGTCCGGTTTCGTCTTCACCGAGAATTACCGTCCAGTTCACATACTGCGGCTCTTTCACCGTGGACGGATCAAGCTCGTCGCCAGTGCGAGAGCGGTGCAGCTCGTATAGGTCCTTCAGGTTGCGCTCGCGCACCGCCACCAAAGCCACGTGTTCACCCGTCAGCGGCTCGTACGGCACGTCTTCGGCCCTACTGGTGGGCCTGCGCATGCCTTCCGGCTCGGCGTTGCGGTTGAGCCAACCACGCGCCTTGCTGAGCTTGCGCGCCAACAGCTTGATCTCGAAAGGATCATCGAGGTCACAGAAGTCCCGCACCTTCTCCATGGTGGCCGGTCCGATGCCTTTCACAGCAACGAAGTCATCCCAGCCGAGCCCGGTCAGACGCGTAGCTTCGTTGCCCACGAGCGTGCGCCACTCCACCATAGCTAATGCTGTCTTGTCGCCAATGCCAGGGATCTGAACCAGACCGGCCAAGAGCCCGTCCCCGACCACCGACCACGATACCTGGCTGCGGGCAGGATCCGGAGGGAGGATAGCAATGCCTTTCGCAGCCGCTTCCTTAAGCATGTCGAAACCACGCTCGCCAGGCTTGCAATCGAACTTCTGCAGAGACGCGCAGTAGAACTCCAGCGGGTATTTCACCTTCAGCCACATTGTCCAGTACGCGATCATGGCGTACGAAATGGAGTGCGCTGAGTTGAACGCGTACGCGCCAGCGGTTACGAGCTGCTTCCATATCTTGCCTGCGAACAATTCCTTGACGCCGTTGGCCTTGCAGCCGTCCATGAACAGTTCGCGCATGCGGTTGAACGCCTGCTCGCCTTGCTTCTTGGAAATGAGCTTGCGGATCTTAGCCGCGTTCTCCCAGCTGAAGTTCGCGAGCTTGCGCACCACCTGTAGGATCTGCTCCTGGTACACGATCTGATAGTTGGTCCACTGGGTAATCTCGTCAACCACCGGATGAAGTCGCTCCGCCTTCTTACGGCCGTGTTTGACCTGAATGTACTCGGCCGCTGCACCGCTGTGCAACGGACCCGGCCTACTCAGCGCGTTGATGTCGCCCAATTCCATGAAGTTGTCTGGCTTCACCTCTCGATTTACGGAGCGCATGGCGCGGCCGTCAAACTGAAAGACACCAACTACTTCGTTGCGCTTGAAGGCTTCGTACACTTCCTCCTCGTCGAGCGGAACCGTATACAATTCCTCGAGGGTCATGTCGATCATCTTCAGGCACCGAGCGATGACGTTCATTGTGGTCAGACCCAGGGCATCAATCTTCAGCGCGTTGATGTGCTCAGCGTCATACTTGTCGAAACTGACCACATTGCGCACCAGCCCGGTCTTGGCGTCCTCGCGAGTGTACACGGCCGCGCCCTCGGTCAGGGGCTGGTTGGCCACCACGAGCCCAGCCGCGTGCACGCTGAACGTCTTCAGGCTGCCCTCCAACAGTTCCGCCTTACGCAGGTCCGGGAACTGCCTCATGATGGCAGCCACTTTCGGGAACATGGCGATGCTGTCCTCAATGGTTGCGTTACCGCGCAGGTCACCCGAGGACCGTTCAATGATCATTTCTTTCACGGTCTTGACCGCGTACTCCGGGATGCGGTGCACGCGCGCAATGTCATCGAGGCTATTCTTGCCCTTGTAGTTCGTGAAGGTACCAATGTTGCCCACGCGCTCTTCGCCATACAGCTCAACGAGATGCTGGCGGATCTCCCACCTGCGCTCGTCGTCGAAGTCCAGGTCGATATCAGGCAGGTCATGGCGGTTGGCGTCGATGAATCTCTCGAACAGCAAAGTGGGGAACAGCATGGGGTTGACCTCGGTGATGCGCAGTAGGTAGCACACGAGGCTGGCTGCACCAGAACCACGGGCGGGGCCAACGGCAATGTCGTTGTTCTTAGCCCAGCGAACCAATTCCGCGATGACCAGGAAGTAGTCCTCGAACTTCTTGGACAGAATGAGGTCCATCTCGTACTTGACGCGCTCGCCGTAAATGCGCCGTTCTTTTTCGGTCAGCGAACTGAAACCCCGATACCCCCATCCTTCCCGACACCACTCCCACAGCAACTCGTCCGACGGGCGCTCGCCCGGGAACTTGAGCTCCTGGAACTTAGGGATGGTGACGTTGCACCGCTCGGCTATTTCCAGGGTGTTGTCCATGGCCTCATCGGCAAAGGAGCGGTCCAGCCCCGTCCGCATCAGATCCCGATGAATTTCCCCAACTGGGCGCGGAGCTAGCACAATGTCATACTCCCAGCTTTGCGACTGGGCCTCCACGGTGTTGCCTTTGCCGCCACGGCCGATTGCGTGCAACACCGGATACATCGACTTAAGCTTCGGATCGGGGTAGTGGCAATCCAGCGTGGCCACTAGCGGCAGGTCCATGCGCGCGCCCAACTCCGCTAGAACTCCGTTGTACAACCGCTGACGCTTGAGCTGCGGGTGCGGCATGACTTCCAGGTAGTAACGGTCGGGAAAGGTGTCCGCGAACCACCCTGCTACCCGTTGGGCCGCAGCCATGTCTGCTCGGTCACGCTCGGGGTTCAGCTTGCCACCAATAGCCTTGTCCGCCAGCAAGCCACCCATGCACCCGCTCAGTACGATCAAGCCCTCGTTGTACTGCTGGAGCATCTCACTGGTAACCGTTGGCTTGTACTTGAAGTTGCGCCAAGTAGCGGAGACAAGGCGATTCAGGTTTCGATAACCCTCTTCACTTTCTGCAATCACGGTCAGGTGGTGCTTGAGCTGCCCCCGTTCGTCGCCCGTCTCGCAGTAGGCCTCCACGCCGAATATCATCTTGATACCCGCCTGTTGGCAGGCTTTCTCTCCTTTGACGTGTCCGCTGACGTTACCATGATCTGTTAGAGAGAAAGCGGGATATCCAAGCGCGGCCACCGCATTCACATGCTCCTCCACCGGACGGAACCCGTCTAGATAGCTATTGGTGGCATGGTGGTGAAGGTTGACGAACTGTCTCAAGTGAACCTCCGTTGGGGGAGGGCGAGGGCTCGCACACATGCAGCTGGGGGAATACATGGTGCGGTAGCCCTCGCCCGGATCTTTACGGCTTCGGGTGCTCGATCACGGGCCGTGGTCCGCTGCCCTGCCCGCGCTTGCGCGGAGTGGGCTTGGACCTCTCCTCACCAGGTACCGGCACCTCGCCGACGACGGGTAGGTTCGTCGCTGTCTGCTCCTCCTGGGGTAGGGGGTCGCCGTAGTGCATTTCGGCCAACCTCCGAGCCTGCTCTGGGTTGAGCGGACCCAGCTCGAGGCTGTTGACCTGCCCCACGTACGCCAGCCCAGGAGCCTGCACCGTAGATGCCTGGGGTTCGTCGCCCCACTCGACGCCGTCGTCCATGTTGATGATCGCGAAGGCCAGCGTATTGATCATATCGAGCATGGTCTCGCGCGGGTGTTCTTTGGTGCCGTTCAACAGGATGTTCCCCCCGCGCCACACCATGTTCCGAACGCGCTTGGCCTTCTCCAGCACCCGACTGACGTTACCGCGCCAGCCCTGGTCTCTCCAGGAATCGCCGTAATGCAGGTTCTTACTTGCGAAGAGCCGGGCGGCCTCCGCGAAAACTTCCTCTACACGTGCCTGGCTGTTGCTCACTTCTCGGTCTCCTCTTCCTCGTCTAGCTTCAGGGCTGTCAAGGGTGGGTTGAATTCGACCTGCTCCCAGCTGTCCCGGTTGAATTCCGTGAGGACGTATTCGGGGTCCACGACCCCGTGCTCGTTGACCTGCGCCACGTATAGCTGGAGCACCCGCTCGTCCGTCACGTACCAATCCCGCGCTTGCGGGTAGTCACGCTCGCCATAGTGCGTACGAACCCGAACACCCATCACACATTCCTCTCTTCTCTCCAGGAGAGAATCCTGTCAGCGAAGTATTCCCGAGCCTGCTCTAGGTCGGAGATACGAAGGCTCTCGCCATCTTTGTTGTACGGCCTATCGATGATGTGCGCAGGCAAGCCCACACGATCCGCCAGCGCACATTGCTCCGGCTCGTCATCAAGCACACCGACCACACGCTCTATGCCTACCAGACTGGCCAGGTTGCGGTACTTCTGAGACCCGAATAGGACACCGTCGTACTGAATGCCGTTGTTGCGCAACCAAAAGCGCGTGTCTGGGTCGATGTTGTCAAGCCGCAGCCACGGCCGCGTCGTACACACCCACACTTCGGCCCCAGCTTGCCGCAAGACCCACGTAAGCCCCTTGGCCCCATGACGTACCGGCATCCCCCTCTTGAAGCGCCCTTGGCGGTAACCAAGCTTCATCTGGCGGTACGTGATCTTACTGACGCCAAAGCACTTCCAGTACGGCATGCTGCCGTCCCAATGGCGAATGACGGGGCGCTGCAAGTACATCTCCGCATACTCCGCGAAGTGCTCATGGTACTCCCCGAGTGTGCCGTCAATGTCCAGCCCGACCACTGGCCGCAGCACCTGCCCCGGTGCGGCATACATCGTCTTGCGCGGGGCTAGTTTGAGCTTCATTCCCCCTCCGGCGCGCAACACATGGCAACCCAGTTCGGACTTTCCTCCGGGCAGTGGTCCAGCGCGATCTTCTTGCGAATGGGAGTATCCGGGACGTACCGCGTGCGGCAACGAGCGCATCGACCGCCGAACATAGCCTTGCGCCAACCAGGGGTCGCCAAAAGCTCTTCAACCGCTTGTTGATACTCCTCCCGTGTGCGATCTACAGTGCCGTTGCATATCCCACAAAAGGCACGTGTTAGCTCGTGGATGCATTGCTCATCACTCACGGCAACACAACCCCCTCCACCGTTGCGGGTGGTTGGTAGTTGGGACCTTTCAGGACCTTACCGTCCTCGCGCATTATTGGTTTGCCGTCGACGAGTTTGGACATATTGGAGGCGTGAACACGGCGCAATGCCTCGTCAATGTCAAGACCCAAGGCCACTCCCGTTCCGTATAAGACGTAGACGGCATCTGCGATCTCCTTGGCCACACGACCCAGGCAACTCACGTTTTCTGGGTCGAGCATCAGCTCTGCCAATTCGTCACCGAGCTCGGCGTATTCCTCGGCCATCAACCTCCAGCGTAGCTGAACAACATCGAGGGATCTTTCATTGATGTGGCTACCGAAGATTTCGTGGAACTCACGAACCATCTCCTGTGGCGTCATGAAAACTCCTTCACTTTGCGCGCAGTGGCTTCGTAGGCCTCATGGCTCAGTACACCCTTTTGCCAGCGCCCGTAGCGGCCGACTCGCAGAATGGAGGGTAGGCAGTCACAGTCCGCGCTGAGCGGCTTATGAAATTCAGCCACGTCTTTCAGCGGTGGCTTGCGCCTATGCCCAGGCCATTCAACTGTTGTGTAACCGAAGACATTGCACGCGCGGTACCAACTGACGTCGTTACCACCCTGGCACCACACAGTGAAAGGTGGAACGCGGTACCCGTAGTCTTGTTCGACACTTTGCCGCCCAGGCGCGTCCCCGATGGCCCAGCACTTAACAGACGAGAAAGTGTGCTGGTCGCCTGCCTGGCACAACACTGGAGCGGGCAGGCTGCTGATGCACGCGTCGGGCATGAAGTCACTCAGCATCGGCACAATGTCGCCTGGCGACAACCGCACGTCTACGATCCGGTCAGTAAACCGATGCCAGAGACGATCGTAGGTTGCTCGCAAATCCCAGGCGAGATGGTTGCCCGCGTATTGCTGCGGACTCACCGGGAGGGAGAGGCTTCCGTATACCTTACGCCGATATTCTTCAACTTCACCGTACAGCCGGTACTGAACCTCCTCGCCATTTCCCTCTGTGACACCGGGAATAGGCGCGTGCAGGTACTGGCATCCGTACAAATGAGACGGACGTGAAACGCTCAGGATCTTCACCTCCGCCCCGGTGTTCTCCGCAGCTTGTGCGCTGATGAGCCCAGCTGGACCGCAGCCCAGCACCAATACCCGCGCGGTCATGCGGACTGCCCGTATTCTCGAGCTTGATTGGCGGTCATGTGAACCATGACGCCCATTCCCCCTCGGACTTGTTCTGGCAGAAAGGCGAGGAGGGCTTTTCGCGTGTCCGCGTAGGTCTTGTCTAGTGCGTCGATGGCGTTCTGGATGCGACGCCAGTCTGTTTCGAACAGTTCGTCGTCTACGAGTACTTCGTGGGCCTCCCTCTCTCTGGATACGCTGACCTCCTCGTAGCCGTCTCGCCACTGAACGTTGATCTCGCACTTCACGTCAATCCCCTTTCAGTAGGCCACATCAACGGAATCTCCAGCGGAGTCGTTGGTGGCATTCGTCGTGCGTAGTATTCCGGGTTTACCCGAATGAGATTGCTTCTCTGAGACAAATGGAACCGGGGGTTGCCGCACCACCGTGGCGGGACCGGCGCGAGCGGCCAGCCCGCGCGGCTCAGGGCAACATGAGCACGAATTACCCGTTGTTCGGGATTGTACCCTCGTCGCACCATCTCTCTCTCGGCAGAAGCTACGTAGTGCAGCAGAGCGGCGGGGTGTTCTCCCCATGCCCGCGCGTCCCGCCAGCTCAGGTCCCCGACGTAGATGTTGCGCAGGCATTGCAATCCTTCGAAGACAATTTCGAAAATATGCTCGTTGGCAAGCACTTCCAGGTTCTTGTGCGTGCTGGAAAATGGTAGCCAGATCATTGTCGGTCCAGTTCTTTGACCACTTTGGTCAGCGTCGGCTCCGCGCGCAGGTAGCCCTTGCTCAGTCGACGAACCACCCGCCACCCCAACAAGTTCTTCACGACCTCCTGGGCTTCTACTTGGTGCAGGCCACCGAACTCCTGGAAGTCTCGCATCTTGAACGGTCCGCTGATGCATTGCTTGAGCACGCCCAGCACGTCATCGTTAGCCGCCAAGTATTGCCGCACGGACTTTTCGTTCTTCTCAGCTACCTTACGTTCATGAATTACTGTGGCGCTGTGTTCGAGATAACCGAAGGAGTCCATGCCATAGAAAGCATTCAGAAGTCGCTCGGCGGCCTCAACGTGCTCGTAGTCCACCACCAGAAGCTCACCCGTTTGATCGGTGCTGAACAGTCGACCCGCAACCGCCACCGCCAGTCTCGCCAGCTTAATTCGTACATTCTCAGCTTGGACGAGCGGTGGATCCGGTACGTAACGCCTGCCCATTTCCTGGGCTCTCTCCAGGACATAGTTTTCAACCCCTGATTCCCAAACTATCTGATCCGATTTACGAGACCATACCCAGTTGATGAGCTGGCTGCACAAGTGCGCCGTGTACCGGTGACGCACGCGCGGAGGCCTGCGACTGTTGATCTCATCTGCGCGCACGTCCTGGCTAGCCACGGCTAGCGCAAAGTCAAATCGGGCTATGTCCTCCGGGTTGTTGGCCAAGCCCTTCACCGCGTCCATGGCCCCGTTGGTATAGCTGTTGATCGTGACGCCTTCCACCGGATTGGCGACGTAGATCAATCTGGTACGTGCCTGCGTTTCACTGCTCACAATCTTGTTCACTTGGGCCACCCCGGAGGAGCGCACGCTCGACATCTGTTCTAGAATTCCTTTACCGGCCAAACCACCGAATTCATCTAGAACAACCAACCTGCGGTCATTGAGCGGTATGACACCCCAACTGATGATCCAGTTGCCACTCATCTGTTGCACACCACCAACAAGACCGGCGAAGGTCGCACCCTCACATGTGGTCAGCACGCCAGCGCGGTAGTGCTGGCACAAGCGTTTGGCGGCCTCGCTCTTGCCGGTACGAGTGTCGCCGATCACCAAAAGTTCCAGCCAGCCCTTACCGACGTCCTGACCCTTCAATTGAAAGTCAAGGACGCTGTGCCACACCAGGTCATAGGCGATATGCAGCGCGGGACGGTGATAGATCTTGGTGACGTTCGCCTCCAGGTCGGCTGCTATCTCCTTCATCTTGTCGATGCAGGATTGTTCCTCCCCCGGCCAGAAAGCAGTGAGGTTCTTATATATCCCATCTGTCATTGTGAACTGGTCGATGTTCGCCGAGGTCTCTTCACTTTGCCAGGCCTGCAATACCGAGCGACCCGTCTCGGTATCGAGAGTGTTCATACCCGTGAACTGGACCTTGATGTTCGTCGGCGTGCGGTACTTGCCCACATTGAACAGACGCCTGCTTAGGTTCGTCACCTGACCGAAGGCCTCGTCCGCAGGCGGTATGAGGATCATCTCCTCGATAGAGTACCGCTGTGTTTCGTCAACCTCAACGTCCGGGCAGCTCGTCGGTATCTTTACGTGACCTAGCAACACCTTCTTACGCGCAGCACTGTTCTTGTTCAGCGCCTCCAGCACGACCGGATCGTGCTCCGGTATGTCAATCTCAATATGGTTACGACCACTGATAGGGCACCGCGCACACCGCGCGCCACCACCTTCATTGCAGTTGAACTCCACCCGCTTAGGTCCGACGTAAGCAGGTTGAACTTTGCCCGCAACCGTGGCATTGAAAGTGAGTGGCCGTTCCATGATTTCGGCGTCCATGGTGGCCTCTAGACCAACCACTTGCGCCTGTTGGCTGCGGAGACCGGACAGGTGGGAGGTCCGATTGGCGTTCTCGCTGGACGTCTTCATCAGGGTGTAGAAGTCGCTTGCGGTGTAACCCTGATCCACGAAGTAGTTCGTCAGGTCATCGCCGTTGCCCTTGAGCGGCAAGGCGATGATATGTACCTGCTTGGCGAACAGCTCGAGGCTGCGAGCTACGCGTCTGGCCCCGCGTCTACCTGCGTCGTCGCAGTCGTAACAGACGTACACGATCTTGCCTTCGAAGCGTTCGTTCCAACGCTCGTCCCATGCGCCAGCCCCTGCGGTATGACTCACGGTCGGCAATCCGTGTTGCCTGCCGATGATGCAGTCCATCTCACCTTCGGTGATGATGACGGTATCGCTTTCGGCGAGAATGTCTACCCCGAAAAGCTGGCGACTACCGGTACCGACCGCCCAGCTTTTCATCTTGTCTTTCGCTTGGCGCGCTGCCGGATTGTACCGGCGCACGTTCAGCAATTCACCGTCCGCGTCCCGTACCGGAATAGTGAAGCGCTCGCCGTCCCAGCCTATCTGGAACTGCTCGATGGTTTCCCTTGTCAGGCCGCGCTTTTCACGCATGACGCGCAAGTGCTGACGACTGGCCAACAGTGCGTCAACGTAACCCTCTAGCAGTGCCTCTCGGGGCAGTTTGCCCGCAGCAACAGGCTTTTCCGGACTCGCTTGCTTGGCAGGCTTTTCTTTCTTGAAGTCCCCAGACTGCCGCATGACGCTGACAAGACTGCGAATGCTCATTCCGCCACATTGGCTGAAACACGTGAAGACACTGTCCTGGAAGTTATAGCTGGCACTCGGGGACTTTGAAGTGTCTACGTCTTCGCAAATGGGGCAGTAGCCACGCTGTTCGTCGTCGTCGTTGACGCGACCGACCAACCAAGGCTTCAGCTGGTCTCGCACCGATTGTGGTGTCGGCTTGCCCATTCACGCATCCCCTTCTCCTTCTTGGAACAACCGCAGGGCAGCCTCTTCGTCGCATTCCCCAGCCGGATATTCACCATGGACATGCCCCAGTTTTTCGCCTGCCTGCGCAGCCTCCCAATGAAGATTTTCGTGATGGTCTAACTTTTCCGCCAAAGTACCCGCTCCCATTTGCCCGTCGTGGCAGCGGAACAGGTGCTGGTTGATTTGCTGGCGCGCTGCGAAGTATGAGCGTGGCCGCTTAGGGCCAGGCATCAGCGCTTGAGAAGTAGCTGCGTCAACCGCTTCGCGCTAGGGGCTGCGGTACCACGGGGGAGGGAGGTCACTGGAGTAGCGTCTATCTCCTCTGGGGTGACGCCCAGGTGCGCCGCAATACCGGCTCGCCATATCTCGTGGTGAAGGTCCTTCTTGGTGCAACCCGAATGCCGCGCCACCTGGCTAAGCAGGAACTGCATCTCCGCGGACACACGCACAACAACGCGTGGTCCTGGTCCATCTGGTTTTTGGGCGTCGTCTGCCATACCAATTTCCTCCTCGGTAATTAGTAATTGAGAGTGAGAGTGAGAGTGAGATATCTATTAGAGATCTTCTCTACATGCATTCTCTATTTTAAGTTTTGGGTTTGGGCTTTTGCTGCCGTTACGCACACCTTGCCACACCACACCGATCACCGCCAAGTTCACCGGTTCACTCTGTACGCTCTAGTTGAAATGTTCGCGCATCTCCGTCCTCCCCGGGGTGGGCGGTGCCCCGGCAGAATCTATCTGGGAGCCTGCGTGCCTTACGCGCGCGTATACGCGTAAGGCATGGGACCGCAAAAATAAAAAATTGCCGGTATAGCCCCGGCAAGCCCGGGGGACGGACCCCTGTTTTCTGGGCTACGCCGGTCTAATCGGGACCAAGATCGTCTTCGGAAAGATCGTCTTTGTGGCCTCGGGGCTCAGACAGCCCCTACGACGCCGACCACCCGACCACTGCCCGACTCCGCAGCCAACCGGGTTTCGGGCTGCAGAGACGCAACCAGGCGGTAAAGACAGGCATGCAGAAGCCCCCACCGAGGTGGGGGCTGCCGCTATTCAGTTGGTGCGCCGGTCAGAACGGAGGCTCGTTGCTGCCGCGCTTGCGCCGCGTGCCGGTTGTCTTGGTGCCGCTGGTCTTGCGCGCTGCCCGCTTCGGCGGCTCCGGCTCCTCCTCCGGTTCGTCCTCGTCCTCGTCCTCGTCCTCGTCTTCGTCACCCTCGTCCCCGAGCGTTTCGAGTACCGCGTCGATGATGGCGTCGGCGTCCATGCCGCGTGCGATCTTGACCCCGAACTCGTCACGAGCCCGCTTCTTCAGCGCTGCCAGCGAAAGCTCCTCGAGCTCGGCCGCGAGGGCGTCGGGGTCGTAGTCCTCTTCGTCGTCGTCCTCGTCGTCCTCTTCGTCCTCATCCTCCGGTTCGGGCTCGGGTTCGGCCTTCCGCCGGGAACGACTGGTGCTGCGACGAGACCGGGTCGGTGGGGCCTCCTCGTCTTCGTCATCATCGTTGTCGTCATCGGCGTCGTCCGAGTCCTCGAAGGCGTCTTCACCTTCGTCTTCGTCCTTGGGGCGCCGGGGCTTCGCAGCACTGGTCGCCTCGCGCAGCGGTAGGAAGGCCTGCATACGGCCACGCCACTCCGGGTCGCCCTCCTCAGGGATGTACCGCTCCAGACCGACCTTGACCGTGCACTGCTTGGCCTTCTTGACGATCTGGTCGTAGGTGAGATTCACCTTGCCGTTCGGCTTGATCACGCCGAGCGCGACGAGCATCTGCTGCTCGCGCCAAACAGTGTTGTCCGTGGTGTAGATGGAATCCGGCCACCCGCTGACGTCGTCGCCGTCCCGGTTGAAGCTGTCCTTGGCCAGACGGAACAGCCACTTGACGGAGCTGGGCTCGTCCTCGTCCTTCTTGGTGTGGTCGCTGATGCTGACCAACTCGCAGGTGTAGAGGCCCTTCGACGGCTGTTCGCCGTTGTAGCCTTCGCCTGGCTCGCGGTACTCCTCGTCACCATAGTCCCGGTTCAGACGGCCGCCGCTGTCGGCCCCGCTGCGGGTGCTACGGCGGGAGCTACCGCTCGCCGACCGCCTGCGCGTGCGTTCTGCCACTTGCGTGTCTCCTTCACTTGCTGGCGCGAGTGCGCCGTGGTTTCTGTTGCCCTGCCAGTGCGCGATCCGCTGCCGCTACCATCTTCAGCAATGACGGATTATCTGCGTGCGCAGGCCAACCGTACCGGTTTTTGGCCAAGAAACTTTTCCGCTTGACCATGTAAAGACGACGAAATTCTTCGATGTCGGATTCATCGTCGTCTTCCTCCGCCTGGCGCAGGACGTCGTAGTATCCGACGAGACTGACCATGCCGCACAGTTTGCGTGCCAGGATGCCGTTCTTGGCGCTTCCGACCATCGGAACGAGCTGGTTGTACTCCTCCTCCGTCTCATCGTCGTACATCTCCAGCGGCATCACCTGCGCGGTGTAGAACGTGTTGATGGGCAACGCGTTCCAGTCATCAACGGCACCCTTGACTTGATTCCAGACCCAGGGGTAGTCGTCGAGAGCAGGTTTGTACAGATGACGCGTGCTGGGCTTCTCCAGCTTCATGCGCCTGAGCTGACTGCGCCAGAAGCACTCCTCCATTTCACTGAGAGAGTCGATGGTGGCCCATTTGTAGTCGTCGCACCCGCTACCGTATGCGAAGTACTCGTAAACCTCGAGATAGTCCTCTCGGGTACGGACCACGATTTCGTCGGCCTTGCTGCCCGCAACCTTCGCGGACTCGGTGCCCTCAACCTCGAATGTCACGAACAGATTGTCCGGCAACTCGGCGGCCATAGTGGTCTTGCCGACGCCAGTGTCGCCGTATATCAACCAGTTTTTGTGGGTAACGCGCTCGCTGAGAGCCGTGATGGCAGTTGGCCGCGTACCGCGCTTCGGTTGCGCTGCCTTGGTTGTACTGCGTGCCCGTGGCGGCATCTACCGCCTCCTTATCTCAATTCCGTTACGCTCCATGTCCGCACGGTGGTCGCGGTACGGATCGCGGAACTTGTACATTTCGTCTCGATAGAACTCCCAGTCGTCGCCTTGCTCCTCAAGGGTGCACATATCAAAGAAAGCACACCGCTCGCATTCGTGGTTCGGAGTTTTGTAGATCGGAATTTCCCCGTCACGCATGAGCTGCATTGTGATGCCTTGGCTTTGCACGCGGCGAGCCTGGCCGACGTTCTGCCTGGGGGTGCGCGGACTGTAGTAACGCTCGAATCGCTTGGCGGGTTGCGTCTGGCTCACCTCGCCTTCGACGATCAAACCGCGCTTGTGCGCCATCTCGGCCAATTCCTCAACCTTGTACTTGCTCAAGGACAGCCGGTCCGTCTTGGTGAGCGCTGCGATGTAGTGCGCCTTCGTGGGCTTGTTGAGAGATTCTCCCTTGGCGTTCACCGGGCGCATGTCCGGCGGAGACTTCTTGGCGTAGCTGAACCATATGCCGCGAATGTGGTCCTTCTTCGTAAGAATTCCCTTGTTTACCAACACTTCCTTCGCCACCCACGGGTACGTACCTGCCTGGTTGTCCAGGTCAAGATACCCCGGGGAAGGGATCGTCTTCGCGGTTTTGTGGTCTACAAGTTCGTAAATACGTTTCTCCAGGTTCCAGACAAGCAGATCCCAGGTACCAGCCAGTACGAGCAAGACCTGATTCTTGAACTCCGGGTCTGGCACGTCAATCTGGAATGTCTGCTCGGTATGAACAACCTGCCACTTGTGGTCGCCGCCGTAGTACTTCACGTACTCCGCTAGCATGATCGGTCCGAGCTCACGAGCGGGGATCAGCTTGACCGTCTTGCCCTTTGCCTCCTGCTTTTCCCGATCAGCTTCTTCAAGGTCGTTGATATCCACGCCTATCTTACGACCCTGCTCGTCCAGGCTGGCCAAGAACATATCCGTAGCGTCAAGGAGGCTTCCGCGCTTGCGCCCGATGGGATAGTACGCCTCCATGGCCCGATGCCAGGCAGTACCGAACACTGCCCATGTAGGCTCGCGCATGGGGCTGAGACCGTTCAGCCACCGCCACTCCCACATCTGCGGGCAACGTGCGTGGTCGTTGCGCTCAGAAGTGCGAACAAGCGGTGGCTCCGGCCGAACGTCCTTCATGTCAGGTGGGCTGGCCGTTGGCGCGCTTGTAGGCGAGGATGCCGTTGGTGAGCTGGTGACTGCGCACGTCGATCACGAGCAGGTCACTGGCGCGCAGGAAGTCGTCGTCGTCCTTCTCCAGACCCTCGTTGAGCGTCTTGACGAGCTTGCTGATAGCGCGCGGAACAGTGGTTGACGCCACCTCGGTGATCTCTTCGATGTTGTCCGGACGATTGCCCTCGTCCTTGTAGCACCAAGTGATCTCGAATTTGTACGAACGATTGGCCATGACTGTTGCTGCCTTTCTTTCCTTGCCGCGCCTAACGAAGCGGTCAGGGCCACCCCCAGCACCAGGGGAGCAGTT